GGTACAGGAATGATGCAAATGATGGATGCATTTGGTTGGGGATCATATTCACCTGCTATTAACTTTATGTTAATGCCTGTTAGTTATGATATACAAAAAATCCAAGCAATTGAATTTAACGATCAAATTAGAAAGTCACAGTATACATTTGAATTAGTAAACAATCAATTACGATTATTCCCAATTCCAATTTCACATTACCATACTTTACGTTTTGAATATATTTTAGAATCTGATCGTAATAATCCATACGCGAATAACAACGGACAAGATTTAATTACCAATGCCTCTAATGTGCCATACGAGAATCCAACTTATAACTCGATTAACTCAATTGGTCGTCAATGGATATTTGAATACGCTTTATCTATTTCTAAAGAAATTTTAGGATATGTTAGAGGAAAATATGCTACTATTCCAATCCCTGGATCAGAAGTAACATTGAATCAAAGTGATTTGATTACGGCCGCAACAAGTGAAAAAACAGCATTGATAGAACGTTTAAGAGCATATTTTGATACAACTTCTCGTAAAACATTACTTGCTAATAAAGCAGAAGAAGCACAAAGTCAAATGAGTATATTAACCGACGTTCCAATGACAATTTTTATAGGATAACATGGCATTATTTGGTACACAACGTGACGTTTCTTTATTAAGACATCTTAATCGTGAGTTGTTATGGGATATTATTTCACAAGAATGCGTGTATTATCAATTTAAAACAGGACCAACTAAAGTAAACATGTATGGTGAAATGGCTGGTGCAAAATATTATGGAGCACCGGTTATTTTAAACATGCTTGTTGATAGAGGTGATAATACTTCCCCAACTAGTGATATGGGTGTAGATTATGCTCGTCCTATGGTATTTAAATTCTTAGCAGACGATTTAGTTGATGCAAATCTAGTACCTGATGTAGGTGATATCATTATGTGGTATGAAGGATATTGGGAAGTTGAAAATACAAATGCTAACCAGTTATTTGTAGGTAAAGACCCATCTTACCCATATGAACCAAACCCACTAAACCCAGGTTTAGGAAACTATGGCTCCAACATATCTATTATGTGTGTATGTCATTACGTACCTGCAGATAAAGTACAGATTACAAAAGAAAGGATATAAACATGCCATCAAGAAGAAAACCAACCCCAAAATCTCAATTAGAGATCCAAAATGATCAGATACACCCATACGTGTTTCCTGAAAATGGTAAATCTTATGGTAATCCTAACATACCTAATGACTTTAATCAATTTACTCCTACAAACCAAAGCGGAGTAAATTTTAACCGTTCAGAAAAATTATCTTTTACAGACGATACATCTAAACCATTTACAGTTGGATTACAGGATATAGACGAATCAATAATGTACTATTTTCAAAATGTAATTAAACCAACAGTAATCCAAAATGGTGTTCGATTAGCAGTTCCTATTATATATGGTGCTCCTGAACGTTGGAAATCAGTAACCAAAGATGGATATTATAAAGATAAAAATGGAGCAATTATGTCTCCTTTGATTATGTTTAAAAGGGATACAATGGATAAAAACCGTTCCCTAACAAACAAATTAGATGCTAATACACCTCATCTTTATACATCTTGGGTAACTAAATACGATTCTAAAAATGCATATTCGAATTTTAGTGTATTAACAAATCGTATTCCTGTTAAACAATTTGTAGTAAACGTAGTACCTGATTATGTTAACTTAACCTATACATGTATTGCCCAAACATATTATGTAGAACAACTTAATAAAATAATTGAAGCAGTAAACTATGCTTCTGATGCGTATTGGGGTGATCCTGAACGCTTTAAATTTAAAGCATCTATTGATTCATATTCTACAGTAGTAGAAATTGGAGATAGTACCGCTCGTATTGTAAAAGGAACTTTTACCATTAAACTATTTGGTTATATTGTACCAGATACCATTCAAAAAGAGGTAACAGCTATTAAAAAATATAATAGTAAAGCCCAAGTTATTATCGGAGCAGAAACAGTTAATAATTTAAATAATCTATAACAAATGGCAGCAAAAACAAAAGGACAAGCAACAGTTTCATTCGTAAGCAAACCTAAAAAGAAAAACCCGGGCGTTCACGCAAAATCAAAATCAAGTAAAAACAAGAACAGCAAAAATTATGTTAAGTCATATGTTTCCCAAGGAAAATAATATATAGATTTATGGCCATCCAATCTACTTCAACATTCGAGTACAATTCAGGAACATATACAAATCCATATTTCCGTTTAGTACTTCATTTACCACTAAGTGGTGATCAAACACCAATTGATTGTTTTATGTACCCATCAAAAGATGCTTACGTAAGTGGAAGCAGTTATATTGCATGTTTACCATTTTATGTTTCAAATGCATCTGCATCTATAGATAACGATGCAAGCAATGTAGTAAATAAATTCTTATTATATGCTACAAATGAAATTACCGGATCCTTGGAGATTATGAGTCCTGGTTCTACATTTGATGTAGTTGAAATACCAACTATTTAATTTTGAATAGATCCATATATTTATAAACACAAATTAATAAATTAAATTATGTCAATAGTTACAGAACAAAAGTTTTTATCAGAAGAAGAATTAACTTCTTTAAAAAAAATCCAAACAAATACACAAGCGTTAATTGCTGAATTAGGTGAAATTGAATTAGTTAAATTGCAGTTAGAAAATCGCCACGATGCTGCTAAAACATTCTTAAGTGAATTAAGAACTAATGAACAAGAATTTACCAAAAATGTATTTGATAAATATGGTAAAGTCAATGTTAATCCTGAAACCGGTGAAATTACAGTGATAGGTTAATCTGGATTTAAATACACCATATTTATAATAAAATAAATTATTACAATGGCAGAAACAATTGTATCACCTGGTGTATTAGCGATAGAGAACGATCAATCATTCACAACTCAACAACCTGTTCAAGCAGGTGCTGCTATCGTAGGCCCAACAGTAAAAGGTAAAGTAGGTATTCCTACATTGGTAACAACATATAGTGATTACGTTAATAAATTTGGTACATCTTTTTTAAGTGGAAGCCAATATTACACTTATTTTACTTCAATTGCAGCATATAACTATTTTGCAGGTGGTGGGAATACTCTATTAGTTACTCGTGTAGTAAGTGGAAGTACTACTACAGCTTGGACCCCAGCATCATCATCATTCATTTCATCATCAGCATTTAATGCCGGAGCACCATATAATACTTCTCCATTTGTATTAGAAACAATATCTGAAGGAGTTCTTATGAATAGTGTTGGCCCTACAGGGTCAAATGGTACTTTATTAAGTGGTTCAAATGAAAACTATAGATGGCAAATTACATCACCAAATACAAGTAGTGGAACTTTTTATTTAGTTATCCGTCAAGGAAATGATTCAAACGTTCAACAATCCGTTTTAGAAACTTGGGGTCCACTTTCATTAGATCCATTTGCTTCAAATTATATTGAAAAAGTAATTGGTAACCAAGTTGAAAATATAGCAAGCGATAATGGTGAATTTTATATCCAACTTTCAGGTAGCTATATTAACAAATCTGCATATGTACGTGTTAGTAGAGTCAACCAGACAACCCCAGGATATTTAGATAATGTAGGTAATCCAAAACCACAATATACAGGATCTATTCCAATAGCTCAAACAGGTGTATTTGGAGATGGTAAAGGAAAAAACATCCCAACAGGTGTTGCGGGTGCATATTATAATAATATTACAGATACAAATGTTCAAGGTTTAAGTCCTTATGAATATACTTCATCTATTTCGTTATTAGCTAATAAAGATGCATTTAAATATAATTTATTAGTTGCACCCGGACTAATTGCTGACCCAACATATTATCCTTCACATTATACTGTAGTAAATCAAATTATTAATACTGTACAATCAAGAGGTGATGCAATGACCTTAATTGATTTAGTAGGATATAATTCCAATCTACTCCCAGTAGTAGCAAATGCTCAATCTTTTGATACTTCATATGCTGCGGCTTATTGGCCTTGGGTTTATACTGTAGATCCTAGTACTGCAAATCAAGTTTGGATTCCTGCAACAACTATGATCCCAAGAGTATATGCTCAAAATGATGCTATTGCTTATCCTTGGTATGCACCAGCAGGTATTAATCGAGGAATAATGACAAACGTTATTAAAACCGAGCGTGTATTAACTCAAGGAAACAGAGATACATTATACCAAGCAAATATTAATCCAATTGCAACCCTACAAACTCAAACTGGAGCTTCAGTAACAGTATTTGGACAAAAAACATTGCAGAAAAAAGCAAGTGCCTTAGATCGTGTAAATGTACGTCGTTTATTAATTGAATTAAAAAGTTATATTTCTCAAATTGCTGATACATTTGTATTTGAACAAAATACCGAAGCAACAAGAAATAGTTTCTTATCTTTAATTAATCCTTATTTATCATTAGTTCAACAACAACAAGGTTTAACAGCATTCCAAGTTATTATCAATGAAACTAATAATCCACCATCAGTAGTAGATCAAAACCAATTAGTAGGTCAAATCTATTTACAACCTACTAGAACAATTGAATTCATTGTACTAGACTTTAATATATTACCTACAGGTGCAACGTTTCCTGCTTAACAATATATTTTAAAGAGAATATTCATATTTATAATAAAAAGATAAAATGGCAAATTTTACAGTATCCCCTGGGGTAGCAATTAGTGAGATAGACAACACGTATTTAACAGGAAATCCTGTTCAAGCTGGTGCTGCTATTATAGGCCCAACAGTTAAAGGACCTGTTGAGGTACCAACATTGGTAACTTCTTACTCTGATTTCGTAACATTATTTGGAGATAATTTTGTTAGTGGTGGTAACGCTTATTCATACCTTACTTCAATTGCAGCTTACAACTATTTCAATTACGGTGGAACTTCATTATTAGTAGCACGTGTAGTAACTGGATCATATACTTCAGCAACTAGTACTTTAGTTACAAACTATTTAAATGCAGCTTCATCTTCATTTACTTTAGAAACCATTTCTAAAGGTATTATAATGAACAGTTCAAGTTCATTGAATGTTTCTGGAGCATTAGAATCAGGATCAGCAGATAATATTAGATGGGAAATTACCAATTCTAATACTGGATCAGGTACATTTAATGTAGTAATTAGAAGAGGAAATGATACTACAAACAATAAAGTTGTTTTAGAGGCATTTAACAATGTTAATCTAGATCCAAACTCTTCAAGATACATTTCTCAAGTAATTGGTGATCAAACTTTGAATTATAACTCCACCACTAATCAAATGGAATTAAGTGGAAGTTATGCTAATTTATCTAAATACGTACGAGTTAAATCGGTTAATGCCCCTACACCAAATTATTTTGATGCTAGTGGTCAACCTGTATCAGCATATACTGCTTCTATCCCACTTAACGGAAGTGGATCATTTTATAATGCAACTGGAGACATTTCAGGATCCACAGGAGCTACAATGTATGATAACATTGGTACTAATACACAAGGTTTAATAGGTTCATGCTACAACAACATGATCTCATTACTTGGAAATTCAGAAGCATACCAATTTAATGTATTATTTACTCCTGGATTAACTAACGATAATCACGCAGCACAAATTACAAACATTATTACAAACACTCAACAACGTGGAGATAATTTGTATGTAACAGATTTAACAGCTTTCAACGGAACAGTTGCTAGCGCAGTAGCTCAAGCCCAAACAAGAGATACTTCATATGCTGCCACCTACTGGCCTTGGGTTCGTATTGTAGACCCAGCAACAGGAAAACAAGTATGGGTACCAGCTTCAACTGTAATACCAGGTGTATATGCTTTCAACGATAAAGTAGCTGCTCCATGGTTTGCACCAGCAGGTATTAATAGAGGTGGATTGTCTACAGTATTACAAGCTCAATACAAATTATCTCAAGGAAATAAAGATACTTTATATTCAAGCAATATTAACCCAATTGCAACATTACCTAAACAAGGTGTTGTAGTATACGGACAAAAAACATTACAAAAAGCTCAATCGGCTCTTGATCGTGTAAATGTACGTCGTTTGATGATTGAATTAAAAAATTACATCCGTCAAATTTCCAATACATTAGTATTTGAACAAAATACAAATGCTACAAGAACAGTATTTGTTACAAGAGTTACTCCATATTTGGAAGGAATTCAACAAAAACAAGGATTATACGCGTTTAAAGTAGTAATGGATGCTTCAAATAACGGACCAGCAGTAATTGACCAAAACCAATTAATCGGTCAAATTTACGTACAACCAACACGCACAGCCGAATTTATATCTCTAGATTTCATCATTACACCAACAGGAACTGAATTCCCAGGATAAAAAATAAAAATATTTAATATTTATAATAAAAAGAAAACAAAATGGCAATTTTAGATCAAAATCAAATATTTTTTACCCCATTTGAACCAAAACAAAGCAACCGCTTTATTGTTTCAATTGACGGTGTTCCTGGATATTTAGTTAAAGGAGTTAGTGCGATCTCTATGACACAAACAGCAGTTGCCCTTAACCATATCAACATCCAACGATATGTAAAAGGAAAAACTGTTTGGGGACCTATCACATTTACAATGTATGAATCAATCACTCCATCAGGTGCACAAGCAGTAATGGAATGGGTACGTTTAGGTCACGAATCAGTAACAGGTAGAGATGGATATTCTGATTTTTATAAAAAAGATATTACCTTTAATTCTGTAGGACCTGTAGGTGATTACGTATCTGAATGGGTAATCAAAGGAGCTGTAATTACAAGTGTTAACTTTGGTGATTATAACTGGGATGATGATGGAACTGTAGTAAACATTACAGTTGAAGTTCAACCAGATTACTGTGTATTGAATTACTAAGAACAAACCAACAAATTATACGAAAGCTCCAAAGAAATTTGGGGCTTTTACTTTCTTTCAATATATTGGGCTTATGAAAAACTTATTAATATTCCTTTTATTGACTAGTATAGGATACGGTCAATATTGTCCTGCACTAGGACCCGATCAACTGTTACCTTGTGGTGTAGGATCAACTACTTTAACCGCAAATTTAAGTCAATGTGGAGCGGGTAATAACCCCAATCAAACAACAAATTATACCGTTGCTTCCATACCATATGTAGCTCAAACCAATACAGGAACATCTGTTTTTATGACGGATGATTCCCAACAAGGGCCATTTGTTATTGGATTTAACTTTTGTTTTTACGGACAAACATATAGTCAATTCTATATTGGTTCAAATGGATGGATTTCATTTAGTGGAGGACAACCTACTACATTTACTTCATCCCCATTACCAACTGTAGGTGCTTTAACACCTAAAAATTGTATTATGGGTCCTTGGCAGGATTGGCATCCTGGAATTGGAGGTCAAATCAAATACCAAACAAGTGGTGTTGCACCATGTAGAAAACTAACAGTAAGTTGGATAAATATGCCTATGTTTTCTTGCACTGGAAACCAAGGTACATTCCATATTGTAATTGAAGAATCAACCAACTATATCAGCAACTATATCCAATCAAAACCTGCTTGTTTACAATGGCAAGGTGGAACTGCTACTGAAGGAATCCATAATGCCGCGGGAACGGCAGCAGTAACTGTACCTGGAAGAAATTCTACAGCTTGGACAGCAAATAACGATGCTTGGAAATGGACTCCAAGTGGACCAGTAGTTACTCCAACATTAACTTGGTATCAAGTAGGAAATCCTGTAGCTATTGGAACGGGACCCACACTTACCGTTACACCAACAGGACCAACATTGTATACTTGCCATTTAGAATATCCATCATGTAATGCAGGATGGTCTTCATGTAATGCCGGAACAAGTTTAGGACCTGATACAGTACTAGTTGTACCTGGTCCTCCAAATTTACCTCCACCCGTAGTAATTCCATTTAATCCAAATTGTATTGGAAGTTGTGATGGAGCTATTAGTGTAATTTCAAGTGGTGGAACAGGCGTTCAAACGATTTCATGGAATGGACCTGCTAATGGTTTTAATCCAATTGGGTTATGTGCTGGCGTATATAATTTTACAATTGTTGATGCTGCTGGATGTACGGTTTCTGGAACTGCTACGCTAACAAACCCTGCTCCTATTGTAGTAGGTCCTATAGTAGCGTCGGATACTGTTTGTTTTAATACAACCAATGAAGTGTATAATGTACCCGATTTGGGAGCAGGATTCACATATCAATGGAGCAGTATCGGTAATATTGTTTCGGGTCAAGGTACAACTTCTATAATAGTAGACTATACCTCTATACCAGCAGGATTTATTCCTGGAGTGGTAGATGTTATAGCTACTAGTCCAAATGGATGTACAAGCCTTCCTATTTCATTCGATGTTACTGTATTTAATATTTTATCTGTAATTGATCCTGCAGGTCCGTTTTGTTCAAATGATGAGTTTTCAACATTAAATGCTACTCCAATTGGAGGTGTCTTTAGTGGAACAGGAATGATGGGTGCTGATTTTTATCCTGCATTTGCTGATACTTTAGATAATTTTATAACTTATACCTATTTGCAAAGTGGATGCTCATTCGATACTACAATTAATATTACTGTTTACGAACAGCCAACTATTACCCCAATTACCCCGTATAATGAATTTTTTGAATTATGTGATGGTGATTCTATACCGAGCATATATTCGGTAGTTGCTTCTTTACCCGGTTATAATGAATGGACTGTATTGAATAATACGACCCAAACAGATAACTTAAGTATCGCTTGGAATGCGCCTGGGATGTTTGATATTTCGGTAGTACATTATTCAAATGGATGTCCTTCATCCCCACAATTTAATCTAGTTACTATAGTTCAATGTCCTGAATTGTTATTTTATGTGCCAAATTCATTTACACCGGATGGAGATGAACATAATAATACCTTTAAATGGACTTTTACAAGTGGATTTGATCCATTTGACTTCCATGTAGAAATTTACAATAGATGGGGAGAATTGATATATGAAAGCTATGACCATAACGATTATTGGGACGGAACATACTCTAACTTCCCAGTAACCCCAGGTCTATATAACTATAAAATCCATTTTGGTAGCCAAAAAAATGATGGTGCCTATGAATTTGCAGGAAGTGTTAATCTTATTAGATAGTGCAATATTTATAACAGTATGAAATTAGAAAATCTACGTGAGTTAGTAAAAGAAGAGTTAAGCAGAAAGCTTAATGAAGAATACCAAGACAAATTCAAAATGGTTGGTATGATCATCACTAACATTAAAAAACGACCACAAAAAGAAATATTTTCAGATATTCGTTCACTACCTGGCATTACAGTAGCATCAGCTAAAGAACCTATGGACTACAGTGAACAAAATACTGAAAAATTTCAAACCGTTTTAACTATCAAAGTTGATGGTCACCCTTGGATTGTAAAAGGTGGTTTTGATAGATCAAAAATGGAAGAAATACGCAAAGAAATATTAAAGATAGATGGAGTATTGTCATTTAATGTAAACCCTGACAATATTACTACTCTTTAATATATGTATATAAAACAATTAAGTTATAATAAATAAAAATTATGGAAGAGTTTAAAACACCAACTGAAAAAGTTGAATTACCCTCAAAAGGTTTAGTATATCCACCAGAAAATCCTTTAGCAAAAGGTTATGTAGAAATGAAATACATGACTGCTAAAGAAGAAGATATTCTTCTTAATTCAAACTATATCAAAAACGGTACCGCTATTGATAAATTATTAAAGGCAATGATTGTAACTCCAATCAATTACGATGATTTGATTACTGGAGATAAAAATGCAATTATGATTGCTTCTCGTATTTTAGGATATGGATCTGAATATACGTTTACATACAATGATGAAGAACATACAGTTGATTTATCTCAATTAGATTCTAAACCATTAGACGAATCCAAATTTACCCCAGGAGTAAATGAGTTTGATTATACATTCCCATTCTCTAAAACAAACATTACATTTAAATTCCTTCAACACCGTGATGAAAATAATATTCAACGCGAATTAGATGGACTTAAAAAAATTAATAAAGATAATTCCCCTGAATTATCAACTCGAATGAAATTCATGATCACATCAGTTGATGGAAATAGCGATTCAAAATTAATTCGAGAATTTGTAGATAAACATCTCTTAGCACGAGACGCTAAGTCTCTTAGAACATATATTAAAGATTTTCAGCCAGACGTAGATCTAACTTTTTTTCCCTCTGGGGAATCGGATAGAGTCTCTATCCCAATTGGGGTTAGGTTTTTTTGGCCTGACTTCGAATGATGATTCGGCTCAAGTAAAATTAGCCATTTACAAACAAATTCACCAAATTTGTTTTTTTGGAAAAGGAGGATATAGTTGGCCTGTTGTATACAACATGCCAATTTATCTTCGTCGTTTTGTCTTTAATGAAATGAAACAATTTTATGAGGAAGAAAAAGCAGCAAATGAAAATGCTGCAAAGAAACATAAAACCTCTCCAAAAAACCCATCTTCCCAAACTCAAACATTCAATATGGGAGTCCCCACTAAAGGCAAACCACCAGTATCGTATCAATAAAAATTGATATTTTTGATATTTATAATAAAATAATTTAGGATATGGCTGCTAATGATGATGCTAAAGAATTAAAAAGTCTTGTTGAACAGTGGAAAGATGTTACTAAACAACTTAATAATGAGTTAAAAACAACAAGATCTCTTGCTGCGGAATCATTATCACCTTTTGAATCTTTAGTTGATGTTTTTGACAAACTTGAAAAACATAAAATTCGAGAAAATCAATTAAGCTCCGAGGAATTAAAAAAATTATCACTAAAAGTTCAATTAGAAAAAGAAAATTTAAATAATTCTAAAAAAGCTTTAGATGCAAGATTAGGTTTCCTTAAAGCACAAGAAAATGATTTAAAGAATAACCTTATAGGAATTAAAAAGACTACCAAAGCTTATAAGGAAACTGTTAAAACATTACAAGACGTTCAAAAGGAAATGAACAGTAATGTTGCTGCTTCTCATGAATTTGAAAAAAGAATTGAAGATACTACTAAAAGTGTTGAGGATTTAGAAAAAGCATTAGCTCAAGCCGCAAGTCAAGCTAAAAAACTCGAAAGTATAGATAAATTTAAAAAATCTTTGGATAAGATTTCCACCCCTATGGATAATATTCTTAACCCAATGAATCTTCTTAATAAAGCTATTAATTTTGCTGTTGGAGGAATATTAGAATATGATAAAAGATTAGGTGATACTGCTAAAAGTATGAATTTAACATACGGAGAAGCAGATAAATCTAATAAAGCTATGGTTGCATTTGCAGATGCCTCCAAAAGCGCCTACGATAACTCAGAAGATTTAAATAAAACTGTAGTAGACTTAAATAAAAATTTAGGTACTTCAATAAAATTTGAACAACTTACTGGTGCCCTTAAGGAAGATGTAGCCTTGATGTCTCAATTAGAAAACATAGCTGGATTAACCTCAGAAGAAACCCAAGGAATACTTAATTATACATTAGCTACTAATCAATCAGCAACAAAAGCTACAAAAGATTTAATGGCTAATTATAGAGTAGCAGGTCTTAAACGTGGAGTTGTATTAAATGAAAAAGATGCTTTAAAAGAAGTATCAAAATTATCAAATTCCATCAAATTATCCACAGCTGGTGGTGCTGCTGGATTAGGTAAAGCTGTAGCAGCTGCTAAAGCATTAGGAACCGATTTGGGTAAAGTAGATGATATAGCAGGAAGCATCCTTAACTTTGAAGAATCCATTGAATCAGAATTAAGTGCAGAATTACTTACTGGTAAAAATCTAAATCTAGAAAAAGCACGTGAAGCTGCTTTAAATAATGACCTAGCAACCCTTTCAGATGAAATAAAGAAAAATGTTGGTAGTACTGCTGAATTTAATGAAATGAATAGAATCCAACAGGATGCAATTGCAAAATCTGTTGGTATGACTCGTGAAGAATTAGCAACAACTTTAACTAACCAAGAAGCCTTAAAAAATATAAGTGCCTCTTCTGTAGAAGATGCCCAAGAACAATATAATTTAGCAGTAAAAAACGGGAAAGAAAAAGAATTTTTAAATAAATTAGGAGATGAAGCATTAGGAAAACAATTTGAACAAACCCATATGCAAGAGGAAGCTGCAATCGCTCAAAAGAAAGCAAATGATTCAATAATTTCTGCTTTAGGTCCTATGGAAGAACATAAAAAGTCTTTTAAATTAATTTTAGATACTGTAATATCTATTATTAAAAATTTCGGGGCTTTTAAAGGACTTATAATTGCTGTAGGTGCTATTATGGCCACTAAATTAGTTGCCCAAGCAGGAATGGCTGCAGTTTCATTTGCCGCCCAATTAGCTTCAGCAATAGCTATGAAGAGAGCAATAAAACAACAATCCTCTGATATGGATCCCCTTATAGCAAAACAAGCCGCTCTTACTGCTTCTCAAGTAGCAGGTGCTGAAGCCGCTTCTTTTGGTACTGTTACAGTTGCTATTCTCTCGGGGCTTGCTTTAGTTGGAGCAGCAATAGCTGGATTCTCAATGATGAATGATGGTGTTATCTCCCCATCATCAGGAGGAAGTGGTTACGGAGATAGAGTAATGTATGGTCCTGAAGGTGCAATTTCATTCAACAATAAAGATACTATTGTAGCAGGAACGGATTTATTTAAATCTGATGATATGGTATCTGCCCCTAAAGGTGCAGTTCAAGTATCAAGCGGTAATAATTCATCTAGAGAAATAGCAGAATTAAGAAGCGCAATTATGGCTTTAGCTTCCCGACCAGTAAATGTATCAATTGATGGTAAAAAAGTAATTGAAGCTACAACAGGTGCTAATCCAAACACACAAGGAGTGGAATCTGCTAAAAATAGCTTTAAAATGCAATAATATTTAATATTTATAAACAAAATAATTATGGGACTTAAAGACAGACTCCAACAAGCAGGATCCAGCTTAACAGCATATGATGGAAATACCCCACCAATTAATCCTTTAGCTACAAACCAATCCACATTACATGCTATCGCCTCTGGACAACCAGGATACTCAGTATCTGGGATTAATTCAAACATAGTAAATGGGCAATACCAGCAATATCAAGATGGAGCCCCTAATAGCTTACCATTCCCATCTAATTTAGATTTAAATAACGGATTTACACCATTTCAATATTTGAATAATCCACCTCATTAAGATATTATGTCTAATGGATTATTACATAAATTTAATAGTGGTGGATCTAACTATGCTTTAACTAATAACATAGGTTCCACTAACCCTTCTACCGACCCGATAGAAGAAAAACTTGTTATGGAAGGTTCCCCTTACTCAGCTAATAATGGACAAGGTGTACCGGTAAATCCCTTAGCTACTAAACAATCAACACTTCATTACGATACAAAAACAAATTCAGAAGGATATTCAGTAATTGGGGGGAAATCAACATCATTAACAACTAATAATTATTCTTCTTATAGAGATGGAACAACAAATGCAATCCCATTACCAACCACTTTAGATCCTAATGATCCTACTGGTGGTGACCCCATCTATAAATTAAAATATACTTCAAAAAACCCGTACGAAAAAAGTACTTTTCAATAAACATATATGGGACTTTACCAAATACTAACAGATCCACAAAACTTTAAATTTTACGCGGAAAAATCTTTTCCTGGCGTTAATGCTAAGTTTACAAATGATACATTTGGTCAAAAAAGTATTGGATTTGGAGATTCAAGCCAACCATATATTCAAATTTCACCACCACCAGTTGTAGGACCTACAACAGGTACTGGACTTCAAAAAATAGAAGATAATATCCGATACAATTCTAAATCTTGGGGTCCTGATTTTTTAAATAGAGGTAATCTTTTTGGAGCTGTTAGAACAGCTGATGATGTAACAAGATTAACAAAATATTTTTTTGACAAAAGAAATATTAGCGGTTATTTATTTATTGCCAAACAAAATTTACTTTCTAGAATGTCTCCATCCACTGAGGCATCAACCGGTGTAGCTTACGGTTTAGGTAATTTTAATGCAGGTGTTTACACCCCAGCTTCAACAATAGGACAAGCGGCATTAAGTATTATTGAAGGGCATTTACTTAAACAAGGTATTGATCCTACGGGATTAATTAATCCCTTAAGTATTAAAACATACCAACAAGCAATATATAAGAATCAACTAGAAGAAGGAACAGATTTTGAAAAAAATAATCGCTTAATCAAATTAAGTAGTCTATCATATCGCACTGAATCTGAAATTGAAAATTTAAATTCTTTAATTGCTTCTCCATATAAAGTTAGAAAAAAGCCAAATTTTTTTATGTCTTATGGAGGTGGACCCGACTCAGTTTTAGGAATAGGTCCAACTCGAATTAAATATGCTACAGATAATACTGGAGAAAACGCATTAACTACCGTTACTAATAGAACAGGATTAAAAAGTATTATGTACTTTCAAGATCCAACACCATTAACATGGGATCGAAAAGATCTTTCCCAACCTAGTAAAAATGTAGATGTTACTATATCAGAAGATTTTAGAAAAAGATTAGTAGATAGCGCAACCCCAGGACAACAAATATTTCTTAGTATTTCTCCTAGTTATAAACTAGATGCTAATGTTAGTGGAAGTTCAACAACAGGTAATATTGAAAAAAGAACTAACTTTAGAGGAGCAGGATCACGTGGAAATAGAAAAAATTATCAAGAAGGTAAAAAAGATCCTACTTCTGGAAAAGTATTAGGTCCAACAGATATTATTAATGCTGTTCCTATATATCAAGGAACTACTCCATCCAATAATGACATATTAAAGGATATGATTGATTTCCGTATAGGAATTTATGATAATGATACAATTGGGCAGGGTAATATTATCCAACTTAATTGGATGCATTTTAGAGTCCTTTTAGATGAGTTCTCTGATTCGTATGGTGCTGATTGGAAAGCAATAAACTATATGGGTAGAGCAGAAAATTTTTATAAATATGAATCATTTAAAAGAGATATTTCAATTGGATTTACTGTAGCGGCTCAATCAAAACAAGAATTATTACCAATATATAGAAAATTAAATTATTTAGCTTCTTCATTAGCACCTAGCTATTCTACTAATGGTTTTATCCGTGGGAACTTATCACAAATTACTTTAGGTAACTGGCTTTGGGAACAACCCGGATTTATTAGTTCAGTAGACTTATCTATCCCTGATGATTCCCCTTGGGAAATCAATCTACCAGTAGACGGAGATAAAAATAATCTAGATTCAAATGTCAAACAGGTTCCTCATATGGTTAATGTAAAAATTAAATTTACCCCAATCCATCGTTTCAGGCCAGAAATTACTAAATTATCCAACCAACCAAACCCAGATAAATTCTCAGAAGATAATATTACATTTTACGATTCAATATATGGTCCTCAAAGATATATTTCTTTACAAGATAAAAAAACTAATGGATATGATGTTAATGCATTAAATAATATTCAGGCATATTATGATAGCGGACAAGTTGCTTTCACTCTCCCAACAAATGAAGATCTTCTTAATGAGTCTTACCCCAACCCAGAATAATCATGAATAGATATAATGTAGCCCAAATCATTAAAACCCCAGAGGATCCAAGAAGAAGATATACAAATATTAAATATCCTTCGATTTTTCCAACTTCTGCCGATATTTATGTATATACGGGTCAAGGAGATAGATATGATACTTTGGCTTTAACATATTATAGTGATACTACATTATGGTGGGTTATTAGTAGAGCTAATCCTTCCCAACCAAATGATACATTATATCCGAGTGTTGGAGCCCAAATTAGAATACCTGCAACTTCAAGAATCCCACAATTGATAGCAGCATTTCAGAATTTAAATAATATTTAAAATATAAAAAGTTATGGCACTAGTAGGAGAACCAATCCCAGATTACGTTCAACGTCAGATACAAGTTAGACAAGCCTCTTATGGTAGTGGTAGTCTTCCTGATCTTCCAAGAACTGATGAAATTTTACTTCATCAAAATGCAGGTAATGCCTTTATCAAAATGGCATCTGGCGTCTCAGTTTCTTCAAAAAAATTAGAAGAAATGGGGTTTGACACATCTAATGTTGAACAATTAAAGGGGATGGGTCTTGCTAAAAATTATGTTTTATTTGGTGGGACTGCTCAAATATCTCAATTTAATAACGATCGTGGAGGAACCGATGGGATTTTATTTCAAAAAACAGAATTTTTAGGAGATAATGGAGCATACAGTCTTGAAAATGATTTTGGTATTGTTCCAATGCCTGGTATAGAAAGTTTAGAAATAAAAGCATTAAACCGAGGTTCATTAAAAAAAGCAACAGTTAAATTAACTGCCCAAACCAGAAATCAACTTGCTATTCTAGATGTTTTGTATATGCGTTTAGGATACACTGTTTTACTTGAGTGGGGGAATTCAATTTATATGGCTTCTTCTAATCGTGAAAAAAAAGATGGAAATATTGAATCTGGAAGATTACAAAAAATGTATACCTCTATTATTGAGGACAATGCTTTATTTTTCAATAGTTCATGGTCATCCCATAAATCATATAGTGATATTTCAACTAAAATAGCTAAAGTTAGAGAATTATATGATGGTAATTATGATGCTTTATTAGGTAAAGTTTCTAATTTCAACTGGTCATTTAACCCCGATGGTTCGTATAGTATAGAACTTACTATTATTAGTTTAGGTGATATAGTTGAATCATTAAAAACCAATGTCCCAGCATCATATGAAACATTAGCATATGTTGATCAAAATGACCTTACTTGGGCTACTGAAGGTGAACCTATTGACCAACATAGAAAAGATAATATTATTCTTTCCTTACTTCATGTATTTCGATTAGTAAACATATCACCAACAGGAACAGCTATTACTATATATACCAAAAAAGGTAATGACCCCAATTTTGGAAAAAAAGCAACTCTTGGAAATTTATTAGTTGAAGGAGAAGCTAAACTTTCTACTTCCGATCACTTTTTAACAGAAACTGTTAGAGTAGGATTCCAAGATAATGAAAAATGGATATCATCTGAAGATTTAGTTGAAGGATATTATGATTCTGATGGGCGAATCCTTACAGAAAAAGAAGCTAAAGAAATAGCATCAAACCAAAAAATAGAATTAAAAGATCTTAAAGGTTATGGGTATGGAAAATTTTCCAAATTAAGAAATTATGGTCAAAACAATACCGAATATATAGACTATGCCAAAATAGTATTTTCGGGCCCAGAAGCATCTTATGCCTATTCAGAGACCAACACAACAGTATTTTCAGAAGTTGATTGGAAAACATATAATGAAATTCCCGAAGCCGATCAATTAACAGATCCTTCAATATCCAACAACCCTATTGTTTTATTTAGGAAAAAATTTGTAGATGAATATTCAGGGTTCACTCTTAAAGGAACAAAAAAGTTAGGAAATAATTCTAATTTTTCTCCACAATTCTTAATTCAAGGTCGTTTCCTTAGAGCTAATGATAGTTTCATAAATGCATTAGGGAGTGAAACAAACCCTAATACTATTAAATTTGCTCAAGCAATTTCCAAATCTCTCAGCTCAAAAAATTTCAAATCTTTCAAAAATCCATTAAAAGGAACAGGATATCAAGAAAAAGATGCTTTTGTAATAAAATTGGATAAACCTCAATACTATGTAAGATTAGGATATTTATTAAGTTTACTTAAACAAAAAGTTATTACTCGTGTAAAAATCAATGCGGCTAAATATGATGATAACCCAAACATATTTGATATAGATACATCAGATAATAATAAGATGTTATGCCTACCTCTTCAGATTTCATTTGATTGGAGAACATGTATAGTAAGCCGAAAAGATTTTTATAGAGATTCATGGCAACAAAACATCCTCCCAGAAATAAATGAATGGCGTATAGGTGAGACTAATACGGCAAATATTATGAATATCTATTTGAATTTTAATTTTCTTGCAGATGCCATGTCTTCTAATATGGATGAACGAGGAAATATTTCGGTATATGATTTTATTAAATCTATATGTGATGGGATTAATAAAGCTATGGCTGGAGTAAATAACTTAGAACCAGTTATAGATGAAGATACTAATACATTACAAATATTTGAATCTTCTCCTATTCCAAAAGATTCACCACCATCAAAATATACTCTTCAACTTTATGGCTATGGGAATGGAGCTACGAGTCCTGCAGGGAATTCAACATTTGTTAGAAAAGTAGACCTAAAAACAGCTATCACCCCAGAATATGCTACTATGATTACAGTTGGAGCAACAGCTAATGGATATGTTAAAGGAACTGAAGCAACAGCATTTGCTAGATGGAATGACGGTTTAACAGATAGATTTAAAACAGAATTAATAGCAGCTGATAAAGATACTAACGATGATGCTAAAGGAACTCGTGAAGATACTGCTAATAGTTTTAACCAAGCTATGAGTTGGAATGCCAAATGTTTTGGAATAGAAGGAGGAGGTAATCTTTGGGACATGTTCCCTTCAATATAATTTAAATTATGCCCAGTAGTTTTGTAGAATCAAGAATAAACCAAAATCTAGAAGTAGCAACAGAATACTTTAAAGCTTTGGTTTCTGAAAATAAAAAAAGTACCACTGATAAAATAAAACAATCAGCCGGTTCTATAGGTTTTATTCCTTATAACGTATCATTTACTATGGATGGTTTAGGTGGAATTAAAATTTATAATGAGTTAGTTTTAGATACTAGCTTTTTACCTCCTGGATACACCAGCACAACCGAATTTATTGTAACCGGAGTAAATCATAAAATACAAAACGGGGATTGGGAAACAGATATTAATGTTACTTTAATCCCAAGAACTAGTCCTATAACTGATGCTCTTACAGGTAGTCTTCAAATATTTGGTCAAATTGAAACGGCACCTGTAAACCCACCAAGTACTTTGGGTTCTACTAACGGTGCTTCTGTATTAGGAGATGAGGCTGATTTTTGGTCTTTATTAACTATTTGTATTTTTGAAGATGGAGATGATCAAGGACGTGCGGATGTAGCTCAATCTATTTATAATAGAGCTCTATCAGGGGTTTATTCATCAACAATTGCAGCAGTTGTCAAAAGAGATGGACAGTATGAACCTGCATTTGCCTCAGGAACTAAAGTAACATCAACTGCATGGAAAAATATCAAAGATAAAGCTACAGCTATTGCTGCTGTAAGATCAACAAAACCATCAACCTATACTACTGACCAATTAGCACTAGATGCTCTTAAAAGCGTATATAATGTTTTAAGTAATCCAACATTCCAAAATCAATCAAAATCATTCGTTCAAGGTCGTACAGACTTTTTAAGTATTACTCAAGGTTCAGTTAGTAGTAGAAATTCATCAGTTGGTGCTGGGCCAAATGATCCAACAGGTAAACGTGGAACCTTTGTAATGAGAAGTACTGGAGGAGGAAATAATGTATTTGGTTGGGCATATAATTATACCAAAAATGTTATAGCACAACCACCAGACCAAAATTGGTGGAATAAATATAAATTTTAATTATGCCTAGCAGCTTTGTAGATTCAAGAATAAATCAAAACTTAGAAGTAGCAACAGAATACTTCAAGGCTCTTATGTCTGATAAAACCAAAGATGCTACTGGAAATAAAATAAACCAATCAGCTGGATCTATAGGTTTTATTCCTTTCAATATATCGTTTACTATGGATGGTATTGGAGGAATTAAAATATATAATGAATTACCTCTAGACACCAGCTTTTTACCCCCTGGGTATACTAAAACTACTGATTTCATTATAACTGGAATAAATCATAAAATACAAAACGGAGATTGGGAAACAGATATTAATGTTACATTAGTTCCTCGAACTAGTCCAATAACTAATGTCCTCACAAGTAGTCTCCAAATATTTGGTCAAACAGAAACATCACCTCTTACACCACCAACAACAACCGGAGGAAAAGGAAAACCACCAGGTATAACTTCAGAAAATGCTAGATTATTAGATTCCGAATTAGTTACAATTGTAACTAAAGGTGGAAGAGATTATAAATTGTATAAAGATGCAGTAGCAGGATATAATACACTAAAAGCCGCAGCCTCAGCTGCAGGATATAATCTGGATGCAGCTCTATCAAGTGCTTATCGTGATTACGCAACCCAAGAACAACTTTACAATAATTACCTCTCAGGAGGATCAGCATATGTCACCGCAAAACCAGGTACTTCAAATCACGGATGGGGAAAAGCAATTGATGTATCTTCAGGAGCAGGTGCAATAAATGATTGGTTAAGAAAAAATTGTGTAAAATATAATTGGTATTGGTTTGGTCCTGCTGACTCTATTCACTTTACATTTGGATATAATGAGTCAGGTCATACCCAATTATCTTAATAAACTTAATATAAATTTGAAATTATGCCTAGCAGTTTCGTAGATTCAAGAATAAACCAAAATTTAGAAGTAGCAACTGAATACTTTAGAGCTCTTATGTCTTATAAAGACGGAGATAAGGTTGCTGCTGGATCTGTAGGTTTTCTTCCTTTCAACGTTAATTTTACTATGGATGGTATTGGAGGAATTAAAATATATAATGAATTATCTGTAGATACCAGCTTTTTACCCCCAGGATATACTAAGACAACCGACTTTATTGTAACAGGTGTTGATCATAAAATTTCAAATGGGGATTGGGAAACTAATGTTACTACTACATTAATTCCTAGGACTAGCCCAATAAATAATGTTCTTACAAGCAGTCTTCAAATATTTGGTCAAGTTGAAACAGCACCTCTCCCTCCAGCTCCTCCATCAACTCAAGTTATTACGGGTGCTGTAAACACAGATGCATCTGAAGGAAGCCCTACTGGAGTTTATATTTCACCTGCAAGAAAAGCAGATAAATCAGATGGGACTAATTATGTAGATGTTTCCAAAACATTAGCTAATAAAACATTAGCATCATTAGCTCAAATCAATGGAGGTCTTTACCCAATTAAATTCTACACTAAACCAGGAGATACCTCAGGAATCAAATACGCTAAAGTAGTTGGATTTAATGGAGCAAGAAATGAATATGAACCAAACCCAACATTTATATCAAACAATATAGTTTCATGGTCTTATAAAGGATCCTCAGGATTTAACCAATCTGCTAAGGTTAATAAAGCATGGGTTCCTACATTAACTAAAATTGCTCAACTTTTAGATAGTAAAGGTATGTGGAATACTACCCACATAAAATCATGGGGTGCTGGAATAATTTTAAGAGACGTTACCCCAGCTAGTGGAATTGCATATGGTCAAATATCCGCTCACGCATTTGGTATGGCTATAGATATAAACCCAGGACAATATCCTTTAGGATCAGAAGGTGTAGCAACTTGGAATGCATCCTTTGCATCAAGAATCCCAACAGCTCTTGTCCATAATGAAATTAATGAAAATTTTGTAAAAGTTCAAGGAGGATCAAACCCTGTATTCTGGTTAAAAGATTCTAATGATGCCCATCACTTTTCAGTATATAAAAAAGTTTAATATTTATTAGTATGGCATATTACCCTAAATCTCAAATTAAAACTAACCTATATACAAATGGGAATGAATATACTACCTCCCCTAATCTATCATCCCCATCAGTTTCAGCATATATAGGATATTATTTTAAAACTTCTACAGGGCAATTATTTACTGGAAAAGACCCCTCAGACATCCCAAACCAACAATTATATTCCCTTTCCACTCCACCAGTTACTGACTACAATTCAGATACACCACAAACTAACATAATATCTTATAATCAAACAGCATTTGATTCAACATATAGTAATATAAATGGTACCAATGCTTCTCAAACTCGAAGTATTCCACAATTTAGTTTAACCCAACCCAACTCTGAAGATAAAAAACGAGGATTCTTTATTCGCTACTTCTGTAAAAAAAATAATGAGTTAATCTACTTTGAAACTAACCAAGCAGACCACGATAGAATCAAAAGCCAAGACCCAACAACAGCCTATGACCTATACTCAGTAGCTGCTGTTAAATGGCAAATAACGGGGGACCCTTCCCAAGTAACAACTCAAAACATATCTCAAATAAACCAAACCTCAGCAGCAAATGGGTGGTTAGGTTTTATCCAATATTTTAAAGGAGATTTCACTAAATATTTGGGAGCATAAAATATAGTTTGTATCTTCAAAGCATGTATTGGCTAATAGAAGATATTGAACATATAGAAACCCTTTGTCGCATTAAGCATCAAGTAGCTTATGTTGATGTAATTCCATGTTCACATACACTTCACCCTGTTGAAAATGAGGTATGTGCTGTCTACATTAGACCAAAAGACGATTCAAAAGGATACATTATTGCTATAAACCATAGCGAAACAATAAACTTTGAATTAGAGGTAGTAGAAAGAGTATTAAACAGTATTGAAAACATTTATGTAAGGGATAGAAAAGAATTTTTACATTACTTCCCTATCAAGCACTGCTGCCAACCACCACCCTCCCCCCATACGTATATACCTCAATTAACACAAGCTCACACACAATTATACAATAGATATCCGGAAATACAAAATCTAAACACAATTGTACCGATCGTAAAACATTATGAGGTATGTGAACAAAACTTTGCAAACTACGAAAAAATAAGACTTAACCCGTTTTACAATAAGGCGACATTGGTGTTCAATCAACTCGAACGAGCGGGTATAAAAGTGGATCAAACCAAATTCGAGCAGTACTTCGATAGAGAGGTAAACGAGTTTATTTACACGCAATATAACCTAAACACATTAACTACAAGACCTTCAAACGCCTTTGGAGGAATTAACTTTTCATCTTTAGATAAAAACAATGGAGAAAGAGAATGTTTCATCCCTCGCAACAGTTCATTTATTGAAATGGACATTAGTGCTTATCACCCTACCCTTTTGGCTAATTTACTTGACTACACTTTTGATAGCAGTGATATCCATGGTAGTTTTGCTAAAATGTATGGAGTGGATTACGCCAAAGCAAAAGAGATCACGTTTAAACAAATTTATGGCGGGATTTGGAAGGAGTATAGGGAACTTCCCTTCTTTAGAAAAGTAGTAGCATATACGGACGATTTATGGGATTCATTTAACTATGCGGGACACATTAAATGTCCCATTTCAGATTATAAGTTTTACAACAACGAACTGGAAAATATGAATCCACAAAAGTTGTTGAATTACGTGTTACAAAACTTGGAGACCGCAAATAATGTTAATATATTATACGATATTTTCAAAATATTACGAGGGAAAAATACTAAACTCGTGTTATATGTGTATGATTCGTTTTTATTTGATTACGATAATAGTGAACCGAATGTAATGCTTAAAATATTAGGAATATTTAACAAATACAATTTACAAGTAAAAACCAAACAAGGCACAAATTACGCCAATATAAAATAAAAGTTATGTACAACACTCTTGAACAACCTCGTCATATGTATGATCAATACGATTATGATTCTACATTTGAAAATCTATTAATGAATAACAGACTGTTTTGTACTTTTACTGCTTTGGCGGATTTGGAGGCGTTGGTGAGTGAATTATCAAGCCGTTATGTTATCATGTATGATAAAATGTTTGTATTGCATATCAAAAGCAATAACGAGTATGTTGTAACATACAATGTAGATCAAGGAAATGTAAATGACATTCCCGAAAACACAATTCTGGTACACAGAAAAAAAGAATCAAATACACTTTACACAATCAACGCTTTAAACGAGTTAATCAAAAGATTAAACGGTGGAGTAGTTGATACACATTTCCCAGTGAACTGGCAACATTATAAAAATTGTATATTGTTGACCCAACATAATGAAATTAAACAACTTAATACAAAGATTTTCAAGATCGTTGAATTATAGTTTGGTTTAGTAAATAAAGGTTATTATATTTAAGTTGTAAACAATAAAATAAGTTATATATGAATCTAGATGCAATCAAGAAAAAACTTGAGTCTATGCAGTCTAAACCTTCATCAGGTGGTGGCTCAACCAATCAGACAAAGCGATTTAAACCGCAGATTGGAAAACAAACGGTACGTGTTGTTCCGTTCAAATACAACAAAGAGTTTCCATTTACGGAAATGAAATTCTACTATGGTATTGGTAGTAAAAAAGTAATCGCTTCTCCATTGAACTGGGGCGAAAAAGATCCAATTGCTGAATTTGCAAAACAACTTCGTGGTACAAACGACAAAGAAAACTGGCGCTTGGCTAAAAAATTAGATCCGAAAGTTCGTATCTTTGCTCCTGTAATCGTTCGTGGGCAAGAGTCTGAAGGTGTTCACTTGTGGGAATTTGGTAAAGAAATTTATGAAGCGTTCTTGCAAATGGCAGCTGACGAGGAAGTAGGAGATTTCACAGATATCATGACTGGTCGTGACATTAAATTGGTTACTGTAGGACCTGAATCAACAGGTACTGTCTACAACAAGACAACAATTCAACCATCTATGAAAACATCTCCATTATCTGAAGAAGATAAAGAATTGGAATTGTGGTTGGAAGATCAAGTCAATCCAAAAGACATTTACAAAATGTTACCTTTTGATGATATCAAAGCAGCCCTTCAAGAATGGTTAAACCCTGAAGAAGCAGCTGAGGAAGAATTTCCATCAGATGGTTTATTAACAGTAGAGGAAAAACCACAATCAAATTATAGCTTGTCTGCCAAACCAGCGGCTAAAAAATCAAAGGCAGATGCATTTGATGATTTGTTTGAGGAAGATGATGATATGCCATTTTAATCTAAATCATGGCTAAGACATCAAGAAAGTCATTAACTGAGGCGGCAGACAAGGAATTGAAAACCGCCTTCAGTTTAGATAAATTTAAGGCAAATAAGGGTTTAGCGTCAAACGTTAAATTCAAGGAGCAAAAATGGATTCCATTTTCTCCCGCTTTACAAGAAGCGCTATCTATTCCTGGCATTCCTATGGGTCATAATTCAATGGTTCGAGGAAAATCAAACACAGGAAAATCTACTATGACCATTGAGGTAGCAGTTAATGCCCAAAAAATGGGAGTACTACCTGTACTGATCATCACCGAAATGAAACATGATTGGAACCACTGGAGAACAATGGGGTTTGAAATGGAAGATGTTATTGATAAGGAAACAGGTGAAATTATCGATCAAACTGGATTCTTTATTTATCGAGATAGAAGCTCATTAAATTCAATTGAAGATATTGCAGCGTTCATTATCGATTTATTAACTGAACAGAAAAAAGGTAATTTACCATACGACTTACTATTCATCTGGGATTCAGTTGGTTCAATCCCTTGCCAAATGTCAATTGAACAAGGTAAAAACAATCCAATGTGGAACGCAGGAGCCATTGCAACTCAATTCGGGAACTTTATCAATCAACAGATTGTAATGTCTCGTAAGGAAAGCTCAAAATACACGAATACTCTGTTTATTGTAAACAAAGTAGGTGTTGCTCCGGCTCTAACTCCAATGTCACAACCTAGAATGACAAATAAAGGTGGAGATACGTTCTATTACGATGTTTCATTATGTTTAACATTTGGTAACGTTACAAACGCTGGTACTTCTAAACTTAATGCTGTTAAAGACAAGAAAAAAGTTGAATTTGCATTACGTACAAAAATTGCTTGTGATAAAAACCACATCAATGGAATCACTACAATGGGTACTATTGTTTCTACAGTACACGGATTCATTAAAGATGATCCGAATGCTATCAAGAAATATAAAGATGCACACTCTACTGAATGGGCCGATATTTTAGGACAAGGTACTTATACAGTACAAGAAGACAACAGTGAGTGGGACGAAAAAGCACCAACACCTGATTTATTTGAAAACGAAGATTAATATGAAAAAAGACCTCCTAAATCTCTTAAACAACATACAAGAACATGGGGACGAAACCCCAAAATCGGAGCGCTACTTGCTTATAGATGGACTCAACCTATTCTTCAGAAATTTTAGTGCAATTAACGCCGTCAACTCAAACGGAGTCCATATTGGAGGTTTAGGAGGATTTTTTCGATCTTTGGGAGCTTTAATTCGCACCATCCAACCTACACAAGTTTATGTGGTGTTTGATGGTGTGGGTTCCTCCAATAACAGAAAAAACATCATTCCCGAATACAAATCAAACCGAAATGTATCTCGAGTAACTAAACATGAATTGTTTGATAATTTGGAAGAAGAAGATGACTCCAAAGTAGATCAAATCGTTCGCATCATCCAATACTTGAAAACGTTACCTGTTAAAACAGTTTCGTTACCTAGAGTAGAAGCAGATGATATTATCGCTTACTTAAGTAGTACTTTGCTTACAAAACCTGAAGACAGAGCCTTCATAGTATCCAGCGATAAAGATTATTTACAGTTGGTAAGCGAGCAAGTAATTGTTTATCGTCCAATTGAAAAAGAATACTACACTACAGATACTGTAAAAGAGAAATTCAATGTAACACCACACAACTTCCTATTGTACAAATTGTTAATGGGTGATAGTTCTGATGGAGTAACAGGTATCAAAGGATTAGGGGCTAAAGGATTATTCAAAAAATTCCCCGAAATAGCAACACAAGATCTATCATTTGATGATTTGATTGACATTGCTGAAGCAAAATTAAAAGAACATGTCGTTTATGCAAGAGTACTACACGATGTGCCTTTACTAGAAGACAAATACAGGGTAATGGATTTATCTAATCCAATGATGGATGATAAAGATAAGATGTTTATAGACAAGTTTGTTGAAGAAACACACCTCCAATTTTTACCTAACACATTCGTTGAAATGTGTAATGAAGATCAACTTGGAAACTTAATTCGAAATACTGAATTCTGGGTGCAAGATATTTTCAAAGAATTGTTGGAAAACCAACAATAAGTTATTAAGTTGAAGAAAAATAAGAGTTATATTTAAACAACAAGAAAATGAAAGAAAAAATAGAAATTGATAGTTGGTTACAATATGTAGGCAATAATATTCCATCTTTAAAAAATGGGACTATTTATAGAGTTGATAATATGAGTGATAATTGGTTTGAAATATTAGTAGAGTCAGAAGTTATTTTGAGATTAGACTTAAAGAAAAATTCAAAAGAATTTAAAGTCATAAATGATAAAGAATTAGAAGAATCAATGTTCAAACAACTTGAAATATTTAAAAAAGAACAATGAAAACATCAGTAGAAGAAACTAAACCAATTACTATTTTATACGCAGCCTTTTGTGGCACAGGCAAAACATATATTTGTAACAATATTGATATTAAAGCAGTTGAGGTTGAATATTGGCAATATAAAGAAAAAGGATTACAGAAAGAATATATTCAAGATGTTAAAAAACTCATTGGAAAAGTAGACTATATTTTTATTTCAACTGACCCTGAAGGTTTAAGGCTTTTGAATGAAGAAGGTTTTGATATGACTCTTGTATATCCAAAAAATGAATTGAGAAATGAATATCTAGATAGGTACATTGATAGAGATAGTTCTTATGATTTTATTGGAACCTTTATGAAACATTGGAATCTTTGGATTAACGAACTCAAAGAACAAACATATTGTAAACATATTATTCTAGATTCAGGACAATACCTAAAAGATATTATTAACCTTTAAACAACAAGAACAATAAAACATGACATTTCCAATTGTTGTTAATATGTATAATAAAACGACATATGGTGATTTATTTAACAACTCATGTTATAACTGGAAAAAAATATATTGGAAAGGATGTATCAAATAGTCCTAGTTATTTTGGAAGTGGAGCTGAAATTAAACATATAATTAAAACAGAAGGTAAAAGTAATTTAGTTAAAACTATACTTGAACATTGTGATTGTAAAGAAGATTTAGCTAAACGAGAAGAATTTTGGTTGCAAAAGTTTGATGCCGAAAACAATCCATTGTTTATGAACAGAACAAATAAAGCTTTTGGAAATAGTGGACTTTCGGATGAAACAAAATTAAAGATTAAAATGTCTAGTTTAGGTAAACCAAAATCTACCGAAGCAAGAAATAATATGAGTAAAGGAAGAACAGGTAAAACTAGAAACCAAACAAAAGTTAGATCAGATAAGGGAAAACCAAGAGGAATTAGCCCATGGGTTTCAGAAAGTCTTAAAACTAGAAATAGAGAATCTACCTTCAAACCAGTTATACAATATGATCTAGAAGGTAATATTGTTAGAGAATACAAATCTGCCCAAGAAGCAAAAGATATTACAAATTTAAAAATCCAGAATGCTCTTTTAGGAACTACTAAAACTTCTGGAGGTTATATTTGGAAATACAAAGAATAAATATTATATTTACATTAAATAAAAGTTATTAACAATTTAAAAAATAAAAGTTTTGACCCTCTCTTCAATTGATGAATATGGACCATCGTTCCAGATGAAAGTAATATCTTCTTTACTAACACATAAAGAATTTTTACAAAACATAAACGACGTACTAAGTGATGAATATTTTTCAAATCCAGCACACAAATGGGTTATAAATCAAATCATCCAATATTATGAAAAGTTTCACACAACAATTTCAATGGACATCCTAAAGGTGGAAATGAAGAAATTAGATAACGAAGTACTTAAAGTATCCGTTAAAGAGCAATTACGTGAAGCATATAAAGCAGATATTGATGATTTAGCATATGTACAAGAAGAATTTTCTACGTTTTGTAAAAACCAACAGTTGAAAAAAGCATTATTGAATAGTGTAGATTTGTTAAAAGCTGGAGATTACGATTCGATCAAATATATGATTGAATCAGCAATGAAAGCAGGACAAGATAAAAACATTGGTCACGAATATAAAAAAGATACTGAATCACGTTACCGTGAAGATCATAGATCAATTGTACCAACACCATGGGAACCAATTAATGAATTAATTCAAGGTGGTTTAGGTAATGGAGATTTAGGATTGATTTTTGGTAATCCTGGAGGAGGTAAGTCATGGACTTTAGTTGCTTTAGGTGGACATGCTGTTAAAATGGGTTACAATGTTATCCACTACACCTTAGAGTTAAGTGAAGCATATACTGGAAGACGATATGACGCTTTCTTTACAGGAACACCAGTAGATCAATTAGAAAAACATAAAGCAGAAGTAGAAGCATTAACAGCTGATCTACCAGGAGAATTGATTATTCGTGAGTATCCTATGGGAAAAACCACAATAAATACAATAGAATCTCACATTAAAAAGGTAATTGATTTAGGAATCCAACCAGATCTTATCTTGATAGATTACATTGATTTACTTTCAACAAGAAAAAGAAATGTTGACCGTAAGGGAGAGATTGATGATATTTATACAAGCACGAAAGGATTAGCTCGCGAATTAAACATACCAATTTGGTCAGTTTCGCAAGTAAATCGCGCGGGAGCCAAAGATGATATTATTGAAGGCGATAAAGCAGCGGGATCATACGATAAAATGATGATTACCGATTTATCGCTCTCATTATCAAGAAAAAAAGAAGATAAAGTTAACGGAACCGGAAGGCTCCATATTATGAAAAATAGATATGGAATGGATGGTTTGACTTTTCAAGTAGATGTTAATACATCAAATGGTCATATTGCAATTGGAGACCATTACGATGAAGAAGCAGATACAGTTGCACCGAAAAAACAGTCAAATGATAACTTTGACGATTTAGATAAAAAAATGTTGGCAAATAGATTTTTTGAATTAAACGCATGATAACAGAACTTAGACCCCACTACAAACCATTCGAATATCAAACAGCATTCGAATTTTACAAAGATCAACATAGAGCCCATTGGCTAGCAGACGAAGTTCCATTATCTTCAGACTTAAATGACTGGAAACTTAAATTAAGCGAATCTGAGAAAAATCTAATTGGTAATATCTTGAAATCGTTTGCTCAAACAGAGACGTATGTAAACGATTATTGGGCAACAAAGGTAGCAGTATGGTTTCCTAAACATGAAATCAAAGCTATGGCGTGTGCATTCGCTGATTTCGAATCGATACATGCTGAGGCTTATGCTCGTTTAAATGAAGAACTTGGATTAGATGATTTTGAGGCATTTATGGAAGACGAGGAAGCAAAAGCTAAAATTGATCGTCTAGTTGAATTACCTGGAGATACATTACGTGAAAAAGCACTTTCATTAGCTATATTCTCTGCATTTACAGAAGGTGTAAATTTATTCTCTTCATTTGCAGTATTGATGTCTTTTCAATTACGTAACTTAATGAAAGGTACAGGCCAGATTGTTGAATGGAGCGTTCGTGATGAATCATTACATTCAAAAGCTGGATGCTGGTTATTCAGAACATTAATGGAAGAAAACCCAGAGTTAAATAACCCAATGATGACAATTGATATTTACGAGGCATGTGAAATTTCAGTTGGATTAGAATTTGACTTTATTGACAAAGCATTTGAAATGGGTGAAATTGAAGGTTTAAATAAAGACCAATTGAAAAATTTCATTAAAGAACGTGCTAATCAAAAATTAATTGAATTAGGTTATAGTCCTTTATACAACGATATCGATCCAAATCTTTTAAAACAAATGGAATGGTTCGGACATTTAACAAGTGGTAAAACACACCAAGATTTCTTCGCAGGAAGAGTAACAGATTATTCAAAATCAACCGCTGACTGGAGCGATTTATAAAAACAACAAATGAGCAAATTAAACGTAGACACAAGTAAATGGGTGAAGGGTAAAGATTTCCCTGAATGGATGGATGAGATTGGTACTTCAATCATCTCACAAGGATACTTACTCCCAGAGGAAAATGTATTTAAAGCATTTAATCGAGTAAGTAAAGCGGCAGGACGTAGACTAAAACGTAAAGATTTAGTACCGTTTTTTGCTGAGGCAATGGAAAAAAATTGGTTGTGTCTTGCGTCACCTGTACTTTCAAATTTAGGTACTGAACGTGGTATGCCTATCTCATGTTTTGGAATTGATACAGACGATTCAATTGAAGGAATTGCATTAGCAAATTCTGAGTTGATGCGCTTATCATCTCAAGGTGGAGGTGTAGGTATTGGTCTATCTCGAATTAGAGGTAGAGGTAAAGAAATTTCTGGAAACGGTGTTTCCGAGGGTGTAGTTCCATGGGCTAAAATTTATGACTCAACTATCCTAGCAACCAACCAAGGTTCAGTTAGACGAGGAGCAGCTTCAGTCAACTTACATATCAACCACCCAGATATTGAAGAATTTTTAATGATTCGTCGACCAAAAGGAGATGTAAATCGTCAATGTCTTAACTTACACCAATGTGTAGTAATTGATGATGATTTTATGAACAAACTAGAGGATAAAGAACCACGCGCTTTAAGATTGTGGGGAGAAATCCTTAAAACACGTTTGGAAACAGGTGAACCCTATTTGATGTTTGAAGATAATATCAACAACAATAATCCTCAAGCATACAAAAATAATAATTTGCATGTTTCGATGACAAACATTTGTTCTGAAATTGCACTTTACACAGATCCATTACATTCATTTATTTGCTGTTTATCATCTTTGAATTTGGCTAGATGGGATGAATGGAAAGACTATAAATTTGAAAACGGAATGACCTTACCTGAATTAACTTGTTGGTTTTTGGAAGGTGTATTACAAGAATTTATTGACAGATCCAAAAATGTAAAATTTATGGAAAACACATACCGTTCAGCAGTTAAAGGTAGAGCAATTGGTATTGGTGTTTTAGGATGGCATACATTCTTACAAGAAAAAGGCATTCCATTTGCTGGTTTACAAGCAAATTCATACACTCGAATTATGTCTCAATTTATTGAGGAAGGAGCATTAAAAGCATCTCGTGATCAAGCAATTGAATATGGAGAACCAGAATGGTGTAAAGGTACAGGTTTAAGACACACACATCATTTAGCAATTGCCCCAACAGTATCCAATGCTAATATTTCAGGTGGTGTTTCACCTTCAATTGAACCAATTCCTGCAAATGTATTTAACTTGAAAACGGCCAAAGGTACATTTATCAAGAAAAACCCAACATTGGAACGTTTATTGGCTTCAAAAGGATTTAACATCGATAGTATTTGGGAACAAATTGCTAAAGATAAAGGTTCTGTAATGGGATTACCTGATCATATTTTATCTGCTGAAGAAAAAGAAGTATTCTTGACCTTCAAAGAAATCAACCCATACGAAATCGTTCGTCAAAATGGTATCCGTCAAAAACACATTGATCAAGCTATTTCATTGAACTTGACTTTCGACCCATCTGATTCACCAAAATATATTAGTGAGGTACATAAATTGGCTTGGAGAGAAGGCATCAAAACGTTATATTACATGCGATCAGAAAGTATTCTAAGAGGAGATAATCTTCAACGTACTGCGGATTGTGTTTCTTGCGAAGGATAGTATATGTATGACCGTAAATAGGTTTTTTGTATTTGTTTTGTAATTGTTAAACTAATTTAAAAATAAAAATGAAAAACCTTTTATTGTCTTTGTTATTCTTAGTAGTAACTTTTAACGTGTTTTCCCAAGCACCAAATGCACCAGGAAATGGTATTTATGCCATAATCCATCCAACTTATCAAGTAGCTCCTACCGCTACAGGTTTCACAACCGCTAACGTAACGTTGCAAAACACTACATTAACGAAATTTACCGCAACTCAATTTCGTGTGTTTTATGACAAAATTGCATTTACAAATGCTACAGTTGCTCTAATTGGTTCTACAACCAACTTGGACATGCAATATGTAGTTAATGCAGCTAATGGTTACATTACTATTACGCTTGTATACACAGGTGCTTCATCTACCTATACTTTAGCAGGTGGTGAAAGATTTGCAATTACATTTACACATGCCGCTCCTGCTGTATTCAATAACTTAGCTTCAATTTCCAACTTAACTTGGACAGGTGCTGCAACATTTTCACAATATGCTGCTAAACAAAATGGTATTGATACTACTTTAATATTACACAACTATGGTGGTCAATTTATCTTACCAACATTTACATTTGCTGGTAACTTTACAAACACAACAGGTACAGCAGCTAAAAACTTACCATTAGCATTACAAACTCGCCCTGCAGGTGGTTCTACTTGGTCACAACATTCATCTTATTTAACGGATTTAAGTGGTAACTTTACATTTACAGTTAACTTAGATACAACTTATTGGGATGTACGTTTAGCAATCCAAGGTGATACAATGGGTATTGGAAATGCTATCTCAGCAACTGATGCACAATTAATTAATCAATGGGTATTAGGCAACTCAACAATGTCAGGATTTGATTATTATACAGCTGATGTAAATGGCTCAAATAACGTAACAATTTCAGATGCCTATGGTGTATTTGCAAAAGTATCAGGTAACTTTACAGTATGGCCAAACAACGTTAAAAACGTTAAATTCTTTACAGCAACAGAATACGCTACAATCAATAACTCCGCTACCAACTACACTTCAACTATACCAGGTGTAACTAATTTCACATATGAAATTATAGCAGGTCAACCATCCACAGTAACTTATTATGTAGCGGTACCTGGTGATGCGAATGGAACAGGATATCATATGGCTCGTCAAACACCAATTGAAATCTTGATTGATCCAATCCCTGGAATTGAAAACCAAATCTACAATGTAATCGATAATACAGTAGAATATGATTTCCCAACTTCACAAATTGAAGTAAACGTACCTCATTTATCTGTACAAGCAGGAAATTTAGTTAATATTCCTGTAAAAGTATTTACAAACGGACAAGAATTGAATTCATTGCAATTTGGATTGAAATACGATCCAACAGTACTTGAATTTAAAAATGCTTACTCTACTTCAAACGTAATGAAATGGTTAACATTTATCAACCCAAATAACGACGAAATTAAATGGGGTGGATATGATGCAACTGATAACTTGAATCCATTACAAGATGGTGATGAGGTAATGACATTGCAATTTTTAGCTCTACAACCACAAACATCATGGTTAGAAAGCCCACTTTACACAACTGATAAATTTGCAGGAGCTACTAATTCAAAAGATCTTGAAATTACACCTACAAATGGAATTTTACAAGTACTTAAATCTATTGGTGGTAAAGTAATTGCTCCAAACACAATTGAAGTAAACCCAAATCCTGTATTAAACGATGTTGCTATTACATTTAACGTAACTTCAACTACAGATGCTCATTTAGCAATCTATGATTTGCAAGGTAGAAAAGTTGTTACAATATTGGAAGGACAATTACCAGCAGGACAATTCACATATGTAAAAGATTTAGGTAAATTAGCTCAAGGAATGTATGTAGTCAATTTATCCCTAGATAACGAAAACCCAATCAATACAAAGTTAATTAAACAATAAGCTATGTCAGAAGAAACAAACGAAGACACTTGGTCAGGCCTTAAAAAAACGATCATTGGAACTCTTACTACAGTTATTACTGGAGGTGGTGTATGGTTAGGAACAGCTCTTTATGGTGGCGGACACGATGAAGAACCTAAAGAAGAAACCAAAACAGAACAACCTGCATCAGCTGCTCCTGTAATTGTAAACGTTCAACAAAACCAAGAAAACAAACAAAAAGTTGAAAATGGTGGTGGAACAGTAATTCGTGAGCGAGTAATTGAAAAACCAGCTCAACCAGCTGCACCTGTACAGAAACCACAAGAGGAATCATGGTAAGATTTTTATTTATATTATTGACGCTAGGGCTGTTTTCTTGCAAAACAGCTCAAGCTCAAGGTGGTATAGGTACTGTTAAAACAGAACAATATCAAGCTGATTTTGAGAAAAAACAGTCACTTGATGTTGTATCGGACTATGATGGTTCTATTCAAGTTCCTATCCAATTGCTTAAAATTGGAATCAACGAGGAACTATATGAAATGTATCCTGAACTTAAAGACAAACGTGTTGGTTTAGGTGTAACAAACATTGTGATCGAATACCTTGAATATACTAATCGCTTTACGTTTACTGAGGAAAAAGAAGACATTAAGCAACGTATGATTGCTCAAGATAAAGCATCTGATAAAGGTATTTCATCAAACAAAATAGAGGTAAAAGGAAATGTAGTACTTGCAAAGTATTTCGTTTACATTGAAGTTTATGATTTCAGTGTATCCGAAGACGAAATAGTTAAAGTAAATGGTCAACAAACCACTACTCAAACAACACGTTTAGGGTTGCAGATTAAATTCGTAGATGCTGAAACCGGCCAAATCATTGTAGGTTCAGGTTTAGGCGAGTCAAACACGGTAAAAATGTCGTCTATATTGGGAGATGTTACCGATGAGGTAAAATTCAACCAATCTACAATTGGAATCTCAACTAAAAAAGCACTAGAAACTGCATCATCCCGAGTTGTATCACGATTAATTAGCAAAGGTGTATTCAAGAATTGAAAAAATACTTGTTTATATTGTTCCTGCTGTGTATATTTAATATAGACGCACAGACGTATAATTATAGTTATACTGACCCTTGTACTGGGAATTTAAAAACAATAGTAGTTCCGATAAATGGTAATGTTACTGTTGCATATTACGGTGAATTAGGGTCATTTAACGCAAATGATTTTACAAACGGAAATTTTGAGGCGTGGGCAAGCAACATATTTAACCAATATGGGCAAGATTCACCATGTTCTCAAATTGTGGGGTTGGGAACGGCGGTTAACGTGACACAAAGTACAACTTTAAATGTTATGGGGATTTTAAATTCCCTATCAACAATAGCGAGTTTGACGGGTGGAGCAACAAATGTTCTAGGAGGAGCAGTTGGATCAGTATCCAATTCTTCTGGAGATGGAGAAAGTAACAATAATAACAACAATAACAAAAATGGAAACAACAGTGTCAGTAGCAATCCTAGTAATCCTAGTGGGAGTGGGGGTAGCGTCTCTAATCAGTCTAATCCAAACTCGCAGACCCAAAGTAGCGGAACGCAAGAAGGAACAGGAACAAGCAGTAGCGAAACTAGTGGAAACCCTGAAGGAAGCGGGAGTGCCGGTTCTACCTCATCCACTGAAGGAGGAGGAAGTGAAGGAACAACCACAAGTAGTGGAGGTGAAAGTGGAGGAACCAGTAGTGATCCCGGTAGTGGAAGCACCAGTGGAAGTAGTAGTGGTGGAAATACCGGTGGTACTTCAGGAAACGGTAACGGTGGAGAAACCAGTTCGAATCAAGAAGGCTCGCAAACCACGTCAGAAAAAACAGAAGGCAAAACAAATATAACAGCCGGAGCTTCAACAACAGCTAAATCAACACCAACCTCTAAAGAGGGAGGTAAACCAAGTGTAGTCGCGTCAAGCGACTTCGTTGGTTTCAACTTCAGAAATTCAGACGTTAAATTAGGAGCCAAAGCAACTGGTGGTTATACAGCCATGAGATGGGATGGAAAACGAAGTTGGGGTGCATTAGCAGATTATACTTCAGCCTTAAAAGGTCCAAACATCACAGGTTTCTATGCTTGGATGAGACCTAAATCAGTCATTTTACTTTCAGGAACTGCAACTATTGGATTTGAAGGAAACAAATCCTTATATGGTACTATAGCATTTGGACAAATGTTCAAATTTAAAAAAGCACCTACCCTCAAATTGGTTTATATGGCTACGGCATCATATGGTCAAGTCTATAGAGTATCATTTTTAGGAACAGCAGTAATTGGAGGTATAATGTATGATATCAAAGTAGGTAAACGCATAGATATCAAGTTAATGGATTTAATGGTTTATGCTCCATATGTTTCATATTATAATGATGTTTTATTAAAGTCACCTTATGTAATGCTTCCTAGCATTGGAACAAACATAGGTATAACCAAGAAATTCAAATTTAACATAAACGCAGGAGGTGCTTGGGATTTAAAAACCGCAGCTCTAAACTATACAGTAACATGTGGTACAAGAATATTGGTAGGACAATAATATTACTCATATTATTTTCATGTAACTTGTTTTCCCAAACATTTACATATTCTGGTTACATCAAAAATGCTGATGGTACAGGTGCTGTAAATGTACCTGTTAAATTATATAGACGTACAACTCCAACTTTAACTGGGTTTACTTCACAAAACAACTACAATGGACATTCATATTATCGTTCTACTGGTTCGGCATATTGGACAGATGCAAGAACTGCTTGTACTAATATGGGGGGACATTTAGTTACAGTAACAACTGCTGCTGAAAATACCTTCATCTACAACTTATGGCCTTCGGGATGGATTGGTTTAACTGATGAAGTCACAGAAGGTACTTGGAAATGGGTTACCGGAGAAACATATTCTTACTCTTCCTGGAACCCAGGAGAACCAAATAATGCGGGAAATGAAGATTATGTACAATTTGTTGGGGGTGGTAAATGGAATGACTTACCTAATAATCAATCATTACCTTACGTAATTGAATTTGACTATATAAACGATTACACTCCATGGGTGTTATACCAAACAGTATACACTAACTCCTCAGGATTATATTCAATTTCCCAATCAACGAACCCAGCAGTTGAATGGTATATTCAAATAGACGCCCCTACTCCAGTGACATCCCACACTATAACAGATTTTAGAGGTGTAACCAATGTAGTACTAGGAACAACATCTGCAAAAAGTATAAACTGGTTGCAATACGATACAAACAATGATGGAAAAATAAGCGTCTCAGATGCTATCTACATCAATAGAAAACAAAACGGGCTAGCAACATTCTCTTACACATCTAGAATATTTACCCCAACACAATATACTTCTTTAACAACAGGTACAACCGATTTGCGCTCCACTATACCAGGTGTAAGCTCAATTACAATTACATCTCCTGTAAGTGGTACCACTACAGGAAACTATTATTTAATCGCTCCTGGGTACAAGGGGCAAGTAACCTATTAATATGAAACTAATACTTTTATTACTACTTCCATTATTTGCTTGCGCACAAGAAGGCGTTACAAACTTTCAACGAGCCAACAACATCAACACCACCATATCCTGTGTTTATGTAGATACCGTGTTTGTAACCGCAAAGGTAAGGGAACTAGGCACACGTGATATTCGCTTTGGTATCAAACAAATTACTGAAGATGCTTTATCTGAAAAATATTGTTTGGATGATAAAGGTGATGCTATTAAAGTTGAAATATATTACTTTGGTATTCCAAAAAATACCATTCGAGTAATGGGGATAGAACGTTCAAATGTAATTACTCAAGTTGGAGTGCGTTTATATCATAATAACAGCAAATATGAAGGTATAGGTGAATCCGAAACCGAAATTACAGCAGTTTTAATCGAGGTAAAAGAAGGTGCCATTCCATTTGAAAAAATGACAGTATCCTCTGCCCTAAAAAAAGCAATAAATGAAGCTATTAGCAAAATGCCTTAGTATATTTTTCCCATTTATACTCTCAGCTCAAATCAAAATAGATGATGTTGGAGATGGATGGAAAGATAAAGTTGAACAAGCAATAGAGGTTGTAAAACAATACGACCCTGAAAAATATACTTTATTAAAGGAAAATTGTGAGCATATCAGCTACTCACTTTTATCTTTCTCCACTACCGAAAATGGAACTACGATTTTAATTGCTCAAAAAGAAATAATAGCGGGAAATATAAACGATTTAGCTGCTACTTTAGTACATGAGTCTTTACATTTATATTTTTGGAGAAACAATATGATACTCCCAGAAAATGAAGAAGAAATACTATGTTACACATATGAACTTGAATTGCTTTTTAAAATACCTGATGTAGAACCGTGGTTAATAAGTCATGCAAAAAAGCAGATTGAACTTTATACAAATCCTTAATATTTATAAACAAAAGAACGCTTATGAGAAATTTTTTCAATCATCTATTCGATGACAACAATTCAATCAACGAAAAATCAGTTGTTGGATTTATAGCATTTTTTATGCTATGTGTAGCACTAATAGTAGATTTAGTTACTGGTGCTTATGGTAACCCATTATTGATCAACAAATTTATTTTTGATGGCTTTATGGTAATTGTATTAGGGTCATTCGGAATTGCTTCCGTTGACAAGTGGATTAACAAAAAAAATGATAAAAACGAAGAGTAATGAGTTTAAAAAGTTTACAAGAAAAAATTGGAGTAACAGCTGATGGAGCTTTTGGTCCAGGTACGTTAAAAGCCGCAATGGCGTTTTACAAATTAACCCCAGTACGTGCAGCACATTTCTTTGCACAAACAGCACATGAAACTGGTGAGTATAAATTATTTAGTGAAAACCTAAACTATTCAGCAGCAGGTTTGCAAGGTACTTTTGGAAAATATTTCCCTGGAACATTGGAAGAATCTTACGCTCGTAACCCTGAAAAAATTGCTAACCGCGTTTATGCAGACAGAATGGGTAACGGAAACGAAGCTTCAGGTGACGGATGGAAATACAGAGGTCGTGGTGCATTGCAATTGACTGGAAAAGCAAATTATAAAGCATTTGCAGACTATTTAGGAAAACAAGAAATCATGGAAACACCGGATTTAGTTGCTACAACATATGCATTTGAATCAGCAATGTTCTTCTTTGACAAAAACAAATTATGGTCAATTTGTGATCAAGGTGTAAATGAAGCTGCTATTTTAGCATTGACAAAACGCATCAACGGAGGTACTAATGGTTTAGACCACAGAAAATTGTTAACTAACAAATATTACGGATACGTAAAATAATTGTTTCTCTAGAAATAATTTGGAGCCCCATTTAGGGGCTCTTTTTTTCCTTATATACTTTCCAATATTTATCATCCGACATGGAGAAGTTTTTAAAGAATCAACAAATACCCTTAACGCAAGTTATTGACCCCAATACAGGTCAGGCATATTATTCTACACAAAACGTTGTCTATCAAGATAAAAATAATACAGGGGTAACATATCTTAAAAATGTAATAGTTGATCAAGCAACTTCTGCATCTTATTTTAGTGGAAGTGTTGCAAATGCTGTATCTGCTTCATATGCTTTAACGGCATCTTATGTTGTAGGTGGTATAGGATCCCCGGGTGGACCAAATACATCAGTACAATTTAATAAAAATGGCAATTTTAGTGGATCAACTAATTTTACATTCAATAGTGCTTCGAACTCTTTAACTCTAACAGGTTCCTTAAATGTAACTGGTTCAACTTTACAAATTGGAAATAATACTTTAGCAGGTAATACTACATTATCCGGAAGTATCATTATATCAGGCTCTAATTCAAACCCCGTACAACCTACTATTAAAATATATGGGGATATGGAAACAAACGGTGTAATTAAATTTATGCCCGTTGTTAAAAGTGTTGATCCTGCAATATCAGCATCATATATTTATGTTTCCGGTTCTACCAATGACTTATATTTTAGCCAAAATGGTTCAGGATATTCCAATACAACTCGTTTACGTTGGATAGAAGGTAATTTATACACAGGATTACTTTCTGGTGGGATATTAAGTTCAACCCCTGGTTCTAGAACATTCAATTTATCTTCAGGTTCAGGTATTATTGTAACATTAAATGCTACAACTTCATCCGCAGACCCATTCCCAACAATACAATATTTAAATTGGGGTAACTTTACCAATCAACCATTAGTATATTCAGGATCTGCAAGATTAACATATGTAAGTGTAAATTCAGCAGGAGCAATTGATCAATCCCCCAACCCTGTTGGATATACTGATCCCACACAGTGGGATAATCAAATTGAAATTGGTGTAGTACTGCATTTATCCGGTGCTGTATCTACAGGTGTTTATAATGCACCTCAAGTAGCATATGGGTTAGCTCAACGCACAGATGATTTTGTTAGAGCATTTGGTCCTATTAAAATATCAGGACACGTATTGCAACCTAGTGGATCTACTTTAGGATTAATTAAAACATCAGGGAATGCTTACAATAATGGAGCTAATTATGTAGTTAATCCAAATCACCCTTCAACTGTATCGGATCCTGCTACTTCAGTAAGTAAAATTTATCGATACTATGTATCGGGCTCTACACCAGTAATTAACACTGGAGTAGCAAATGCAGGATTTACAGGGATTGATCCTTCAAAATACAACAATAACGGTACTTTAGCTTCTGTACCTGGTGGGAAATATACAATTCAACGTGTATTTTGGATCCCAAATTCACCAACCAACGCATTTTTAGTTTATTATGGAAATGATACATATAATAGTGCTGATACCGCTCAACTTGCTATCCCTATTGAACCCTTTACAGAAGCCCCAAATACAGCACAAAATGCTATTTTATTAGGATATGTAATTGCAAGTGGGAATGAAACAAATTTACAAAATGCTCTTATAATCCAAGCTGGATTATTTAGATCTATAAATGGAGTAGGATCATCTGGTACAACTCCCGCAATTAATACATTTGCAGGTTTAGCAGATGTATCTGTTGCAAGTAGAACGGTCGGTGATCTATCATATTATAATGGATCCTTATGGATTAACTCAAAAATCCTATCAGGTTCATATGGTATATCAGGTAGTTTAAATGTATCCCAAGGTATAACAGGTTCATTTAGCGGTTCAATTACTGCTCCTGGTTCAACAACTCAAATTGTGTTTAATAATGGAGGTGTTTTAGGAGCAACCGGTAGTTTTGTATATAGCGGCTCACGTGTTGGTATTGGTAAACCAGACCCAAATGCTACATTAGATATTAGTGGATCAGAACTTATCTCAGGATCCACAACATGGGTCCTTCCAGGATATGCTAATGGATATATTTCACCGGGTACTGATGGAATTTCCATAGGAAATAGCAATTCAGGAGTTCATATTCGTATACGAAATTCAAATAGAACCGGGTTAGACCAAAGTGTAGGTATAGGAAGTCCTAGCTTTGGATGGACAACATCCCAAAACGTTACCATTAAAACTGGAGGGACTACTTCAGGTTACCAAGGTATATTAGTTGGTAATGGAACAAATAATAATATTTTTTCAGTTCAAGGAGATAGTAGGGTAGGAATAAACCTAGCTACAGCTACTTCTGCTTTACATGTTCAAGGCACAGGTGCAACTTCTTCTACAACTGCATTGACAGTACAAAATGCAAACGCTAGTGCGTCATTGGTTGTATTAGATAACACTTATGTAGGATTAGGAAAATCCCCAAGTTACCCTATAGATGTTGCCCTTACTAATGGAGGAAATGCTAATTCAGCTCTATTTGCTTCGGGAATCCACCCAGATGGAAGAGCAATTTTATATGGAAAAGCTAATACAAATACAGAGCAATTAATATATTGGTGGCATAGTGGAGGTATAGGAATAGGTACCGGAGGATCAACAAGAGGTGGAGCTGTTTCTTATGTAGGAGATACAAGTTATTATGGTCCTGCTCATGGTATGTATTTTATGGAAACTGGAACTACTTTTGGTCCCGTTAATATAAAATATAGACTTGGAATAACTACCAGTACAACAAATACTCAATTTGCTTCAGGGGTTTCAAATAACTCAACAAATATAGAATCTAATACTTTTACATATGTTGCTAAAAGTCATACTTTCTATACAGGAACCACTTCAGGTAATCAATCTCTCCCATCCCAATTTATCCCTTTATATTTATCGGATTCTGGTTCTGTTGGTATAGGAACAACAAACCCTACATCTACATTAGATATATCAGGTTCAGGTCGCTTTACAAACGGTTTAACAGTAACAGGTTCACTCATAGTAACCGGAGGTATAACGGGCTCACTTTTAGGAACCGCTTCATATGCAACTCAAGCATTAAGTGCTTCATTTTCATTAACAGCATCATATATAGACGGAGGAACTTTTTAATGGCAACTAGAATACCCTTTCAATGGAATACCGCTAACTTCAATTGGGACGCAACCAACCCAACTGATGGGAAAACATACCCACCAAATGAAATAGTTACCGGAACTAATTTATGGAATGATTGTGCTTTGATCATTGAGATTATCAATGCAATGCAAGGGGGAGCTAGCCATGATGATTATTTTGATAAAAAACCTGAAAAGAAAAAGCAGTTTATCAAACTACTTTGCCAAGTTCAAGGAAAAGAATACAAAGAAACTAAAGAGGTACATAAGACCAAAATATTTATATCAGACATAAAACTAGTAGCTAAAGAAGTACTAGGAGTAGACGTAAAAATAGACAGATAATGTATACATTATACACAGACAAACAGGAATTATTTGAATGTTCCATTTCACTAGAAGGCGCTTCTGTTAAAAACAGTCAAGCACGTTTAATAGTAGAATCAGATAACTTAAACCTTTTATTTAAAGGAACCATCGATTCTAGCGGTAAATGTACCGTTCCTATCAAGAAATTAAAAAATCTTTTAGAAGAATCCACAAAAGGTAAAATAAGACTTGAAGTTATAGCAGACGATACGTATTTTACACCATGGGAATCAGATTTCGAGGTAGAAACTGCTAGAAAAGTAACCGTGGAAGTGAAATCTCAATCAAATAAAACAACAATAGCGGAAGTTAAAACTGGAGTTACTGTAAAAAATATTAAGGTTGGAGATCACATTCAAAACTTGTCAAAAATGCTTGTAAAAGAAAATATTAACGTACACAATATTGGTAAACATAGAGCCAAATTGAACAACGTTATAGCTTCTTACTTAAAAACAAACAAAATAAGCGATGGTGAAAAAGGCAGAATAATCGAAGGAATTATTCAAACACTAATCTAAAATAAGTTATGGCTGGACCTTTTGATTTTACAGGTCAAAATATAGAGACAACGTATCAGAGGGTTCTTCAAACCGATGGCGTTAACATATATGATGGTACAGGATCACTTGTTGTGCTCCCGGGATCAAATACAGGTTCATTTGCCACTACAGGTTCAAACATTTTCAAAGGAAATCAAACAATAACAGGAAGCATTTCGGTAACAGGATCCGTGACTGCTTCCTACTTTGTTGGTACTATCGACGGAGGCACATTTTAAAATATTTATAATCAATGAGCACAATAATAACAAGAAATAGCGCAACATCTGGAAGTGTACCTTCTTCACTTATACAAGGTGAATTAGCAATTAACGTAAGAGACGGGCGTATATTCTATGGCTCTGGTTCTGCAAACATTGTAAAAGAATTTACAGGAAGTGCAAGTGGTGGAGGAGCAGCATTCCCATACACTGGCTCAGCTCAAATAACAGGTTCATTAGGTGTAACTGGGTCAATCAATGGATTGCTTGTTGGACGTGGAAATGGTAACATTTCAACAAATGTTTCAATTGGTTCGACTACTGCATTTGGTGGATCAAATACTGGAACATTTAATACAGCAATCGGAAATAGCACTCTTACCAGTAATACAACCGGATACTCTAATACAGCAATAGGTAGAAATACTTTACAAACTAATACAACTGGAAGAAATAATACAGCAATAGGCCAAGGTGCTTTACGTTTTAATACAACCGGAAGAGATAACACTGCCATAGGTGTTAACTCTTTATATCAAAACACATCAGGATATATTAATACAGCAATAGGTCGATATGCTTTACGTTGTAACACAACAGGTCGTAGTAATGTAGCAATAGGACCATATACTTTAACGTGTAATACAACAGGATATAATAATATAGCAATAGGTAAAAAAGCTTTATATTACAATTATTCTGGAAAGCGAAATCTAGCAATAGGAAATTATGCTTTATCTTGTAATTTAACAGGACAATATAATATAGCATTAGGTCAAAGTGCTTTATCTTTTAATTCATCTGGGGCATGTAATACAGCAATAGGTTTAGCTGCTTTATTTCTAAATACAACAGGAGTTCATAATACAGCAATAGGATGGAATGCTTTACCCGGTAATGATTCCGGAGCCCATAATATATCAATTGGCTTTTTCTCTTCCCGATTCTTTAATGCATCTAACAATATTGCCTTAGGTAGATATGCACTTCAAGGTACATATCAATACGACCCAGGTTCTCAAACATCATGTAAATGGACTGGTGGGAATAATATAGCTTTAGGTTGTTATGCTTTAGGTTGTAATACAACAGCTAATAGCAATATTGCAATAGGTAACAATGCTTTAAAGAATAATACAACAGGAAATTCCAATATTATATTTGGAACAAATGCCGCTCAATTTACTAGTGCATCTGCTAATGTAACATCTTTAAGCAGCTCAATCGTAATAGGTACTAATACTAAACCATTAGCAAATAATGATATCAATGAAATTATAATTGGTACAAATGTAGCAGGTTTAGGTTCAAATACAACTGTAATTGGTAATTCAAGCACTACACGTGCTTGTATTTATGGGCAATTAACAGCAACTTCATTTACCGGATCATTACAAGGTACAGCTTCATTTGCCGTATCAGCTTCATGGGCTCCTAGTTCAGGTGGAGGAGCAGCATTTCCATTCACAGGCTCAGCTCAGATCACAGGTTCGTTAGGTGTTACTGGTTCAATTAACGGATTATTTGTTGGACGTGGAAATGGTAACGTTTCATCAAACGTTTCAATTGGCTCAACTATTGCATTTAGTGGATCTGCTACCGGAACAAACAATATAGCAATAGGTAGTGGTTCTTTAAGTAGAGTTACATCCGGAGGATTTAATACTGCAATAGGTTTCCGTACTTTATATGGTAATACAACCGGAATCAGTAACACAGCAATAGGCCAATATGCTTTATGTAGTAATATAACAGGAAGACATAACACCGCAGTAGGCTCTTCTGCTTTACGAAGTAATACAGCTGGATTTCACAATACTGCCATAGGTCTAAATGCTTTACGTTATAATGTAGGATTCTATAACGCAGCAATTGGTTACAGTGCTTTATGTTCTAATACAACCGGGTATTATAATGTCGCAATAGGATATAGTACTTTACGCAATAATACAACTGGTCGATATAATGTAGCAATAGGATTATCTGCTTTACGTTCTAATACAACCGCTAATAATAATATTGCATTAGGAAGGCGTGCTTTATGTTCTAATACAACAGGAACAGGTAATAATACATTAGGTGCTTGTACTTTAGTTAACAATTCAACGGGAAATCATAATGCTGCTATAGGTTATAGAGCTTTACAATATAATTCAACCGGAGGTTGTAATACAGCAATTGGATATCGTGCTTTATTTTGTAATACAACAGGACAACATAATACTGCAATAGGATACCTGGCTTTACGTTCTAATACATCCGGTTACTATAACACAGCAATAGGCCAAAATACTTTACGTTGTAATACAACCGGATTCTATAATACTGCAATAAGTTCAAATGCTTTATGTAGTAATACATCCGGAAATAACAATACCGCAATTGGTGTCTATGCTTTACGCAATAATACAACTGGAAATAATAATGTTGCAATAGGTTGTCGTGCATTACGTTACAACACAACTGCTAATAACAACACAGCAATCGGTCGATTTGCTTTATGCAATAATTCAACCGGATGTAATAACACAGCAATAGGATACCAATCTTTACGAATTAATTCAACAGGAAACCATAACACAGCAATAGGCCAGTTTACTTTACGCAATAATACTACTAGCTGCCATAACACCGCAATAGGATACCAGGCTTTACGTAATAACTCAACCGGAGCATATAATACCGCAATAGGTCAAAATGTTTTATATGGTAATACAACGGGTACTAATAATACAGCAATAGGTCGATATGCTTTACGTAGTAATACAACCGGAATCAACAGTACAGCAATAGGTCCATATACCTTACGATGTAACACAACTGGATTTAGCAATTTAGCATTGGGTCAAGGAGCATCATTTGCTAATTCTGTTGGAAATTGTAATATCGCAGTAGGAAGACGCGCCCTATATTGCAATACCTCAGGTAGTGTTAATATAGCAATTGGTGATTATTCTTTAGTATTTAATACTAATAGTAATTCTAACATAGCTATAGGAACTAAAGCAATGTATGCAAGTACAACAGGTTGTTTTAATATAGCATTAGGTATTGGATCTTTAGGTTTTAACCAAACCGGAAATAGTAATATTGCAATAGGTACTAGTGCTTTATGTTCTAATACATCTGGAAGAACTAATATTGCTATTGGCTATTCAGCTAACTCTCAGTTCGCAGGTAGTAACAATATCGTAATTGGTACTAATATTGGTTTACCAACCTCAGTAAATAACCAGATTAACATTGGTGGTTTAATATTTGGTTCAGGTTCAAACGCTCTCTCCGGGTCTGCAGCTGGCTTTCAAAGCATTACGGGATCAGCAAATGGATCTGTAGGTATCAATCAACCAAATCCTCGATATACTTTAGATGTATCTGGAAGTTTTGGTTTAAATCAAGCAGCATTTATTAACCAAAATACAGCCTCTTTAGCATCTGGAACTCGAACACTATTTACAAATGCCACAGGATCATTTAACTCAGCATTCTATAACTACGTTTTACTTTCAGGTTCAAATGCAAGAGCAGGTCAAGTGATGAGTGTATGGAACGGTGGATCAATTCGATTTACTGATGTTACCACAACAGACATTGGTTCTACAACTGCAGTTGTTTTAACCGCGTCTTTGAGTGGAGCAAACGTTGTTTTATCAAGTACCTTACCAACATCGGGATGGACTTTTGAAACAGTAGTTAATTTAATATAGTTATCTATATTTATCATCAAATACTAACATAATCTTGGATAGGGAAAAGATATGGCAAACGAATTTAAAATAAAAAATGGTTTCTTCTCTGAAGGAGACTCAAACATAACCGGATCACTTAATGTATCCGCAGGTATAACTGGTTCACTTTTAGGAACAGCTTCATATGCACTTTCAAGCCCAGGTGGAGGAGGTGGAGCAGCATTCCCATTCACAGGTTCTGCTCAAATCACAGGATCACTAGGAGTAACGGGATCAATCAACGGATTACTTATTGGAAAAGGAAACGGTGTAAATGGAGTATCTAATATTTCAATTGGCTTAACTACTGCATTTTCTTCAAGTTTAAACACTTCTTCCTTTAATAACGTTGCCATTGGATCAGGTTCAATGGTAAACCTAACTAGCGGATCAAATAATATAGCAATTGGACAAGATACTTTACGATTAACTATTTCAGGCAACCAAAATATTGCAATTGGCAGAAACGCTTTATGCAGTAATACTATAGGTAGTAGAAATATTGCAATTGGCCAGAATGCTTTATTACAAACTAATACAACCAGCCCCAATATAGCAATAGGATACCAAACATTACAATCTGGATCAGTCACTGATAGTATTGCTATAGGTTATAAAGCAGGATCACGATTAAATGGAAGTTCAAATAATATCCTTATAGGCCGTAAAGCAGGATATGGCGCCACGGGGTCACTTTCATTTCCATATGCCAATATTGCAATAGGTTATGCTGCAGGGTGTAGTTTGGGAACAAAGTATGCACTTCTTCGTAACTATATTGGATTAGAATATGGTGGATACTTCAAATACTATCCAACAACCACAAGATCTAGTTGTAATATATTTATAGGTTATAATTCTGGGAAAAATACATGCGCTCCAACACCAACTGATTTTCCTAATTTTAATCAAAAAGGATATGCTTCTAAATTTAATACAGCAATAGGAATTAATACTTTGTATTGTAATACTGAAGGGAATAAAAATACAGCAATAGGATTTAGTACTTTACGCCGCAATACAACTGGGTTTTATAATGTAGCAATAGGATATAGACCATTAAATAATAATACAAATGGGTTCAATAATATAGGAATAGGTAAACGAGCTTTATATAATAATACAACAGCAGGTGTTAATACAGCAATTGGAAGTAATGCTTTACTTTCTAATACAACAGGAATGGGTAACGTAGCATTTGGGTATAGTTCTTTAATATCTAATACTACAGGATGTCAAAACGTAGCAATAGGTGGTAGAAATGTTTTACTTCAAAATAGTACAGGAAGTAGAAATGTAGCAATAGGGTATAATTCTTTATTTAGTAGTAGAGTTAGTGGCAATACAGCAATTGGAACTTGTGCTCTGTTTGGCTCAACAACCTCAGTGCGAAATGTAGTAATAGGACATTGTGCCGGAGTGAATATATATTCATGTGGTGACAATGTAGCAATAGGATATAATTCTTTGATATGTGGTGGTGGTTGTAATAACACTGTGGTTGGTTCTTGCACTTTAACTTCTGCTTGTATATATACACAAGGTAATGTAGCTGTGGGAACTAATACATTACGATTAGGTAGAGGTATTTTTAATGTAGCTATAGGTACTAATACAATGAAAAGTTCTACTACTGCAGGGAAAAATGTAGCCATAGGATATGGTGCGTTATGTGCTAACACAACTGGGGCATATAATGTTATAGTTGGAACATACACTTCTCAAACCAACACAACAGGAGGAGGTAATACAGCTATCGGTTTTAAAGCTACTTCTGCCAATTTTTGCAACTCAGTAATCCTAGGAAGATGTGCTGTTGCAACGGCAAATAATCAATTTGTAGTAGGTGCTTCTTCTTATAATGCTGGAGCCGTTACCACAGAAACTTGTTCTGCAACTAAAACATGGTCTGTAGTAATTAATGGAGTTGCACAAAAAATCCTACTCGCTTAAAAAATAATTTGGATATTCAAAATAGAATACTTATATTATAGCAAACAAAATAAAATTTATGGTACAAAAAGTTTTTTACAACCCATCCATGCCTAGAGCAGGATCAACCTTGATTCAAAACATTTTAATGCAAAATCCCGATATCTATTCAACCCCTACTTCAGGTGTGATTGAATTTTTATTGAACGCAAGATCAGTGTATACTGCAGGTGAAGCATTTAAAGCGCAAGATCAAGATGAAATGAAAGCAGGATTCAAAAATTTCTGCAAAACAGGACTATATGGTTTTTTTGATGGAATTACAGATCGTCCTTATGTAATGGAAAAAAGTAGAGGATGGTTAGGCCACTTCAACTTTATCGAGTTTTTCACTGATGAAAAACCTAAAATGATTGTTATGGTTCGTGATTTACGTGCTATATTTGCTTCAATGGAGAAAAATTTCCGTAAACACCCAGACAAAGACCCAATGATTATCAATGGTGTTGAATTGAAAAATATGACTACCGCAGCACGCGTAGACCATTTCTCAGTTGCCCCTCCAATCGGACCTTCAGTAGAATGGTTATCTGAGGCAATTCACCAAGGAATAGACAAAGATATTTTGTTTATCCGATTCGAAGATTTGACAACAGATCCTGAAACGGAATTGAAAAAAATCTATGAATATTTAGAATTGCCATATTTTCAACACGACTTTAATAATGTTGAACAATTAACACACGAAAATGATGTTATCCATGGTATTTTTGGAGACCACAAAATCCAACCCCAAGTAAAACCAGTAAAAGATAATTTTGTTGAAATTCTTGGAAAAGAACAATGTGACCGCTTACGCGAACATTACGATTGGTATTTTAGAGCTTTTAACTATATTTAATATTTATAAACAAAACAAAATGGAAGAAACACAAACCCCAGAACAAGTACAACAACACATTAATGCAGCATTTGATTCAGTTAATTTGATCAATGACGAAATCACTAAAGAAGTAACTGACAACCGTAAAGACACTGTAAAACGCAATGTTCAACATCTTGAATTGATGATTGCAAAAGATTGGTTTGCAGCAGGATGTACAGAACAACAAGTAACTGATATCAATGCATGTATTGCTGCTGGAAACACATACACAGCATAAAACCAACTAAAAAAGTTATGATATATTGGTTTACAGGGCAACCTGGACACGGTAAAACGGTTTTGGCATCTGCTTTAAAGCAAGAACTAGACAATACATTTCATATTGACGGAGATGACCTGCGCGCTATATTCGATAATAAAGACTATAGCGAGGCAGGCCGCCGTAAAAATATTGAATTGGCTCAACAACTAGCTCATTTTTTACACAACAAAGAATGTAATGTAGTTGTATCACTAGTTTCCCCTTATCAAGATCAACGTGAGGAATTTAAAAACAAACTTGGAGATTCTATAAAAGAGTTTTATATTCACACTACCGAAATGCGAGGTAGAGAAAATTTCCATGTAGAAAACTATCAACAACCTACAGAAAATTATCTTGATGTAGATACTACAGATATTTCGGTTGAAGAATGTTTAAATAAAATAAAAAGTTATGCAAAATTGGAGCAAAAAATTACACGTACAGTCATCACTGGAATCTAAACCGAATCAATATGCAATGTTTATTGGTCGTTGGCAACCACTACATGATGGGCATAAAGCATTATTTCAACAAGCTTTAGATGAAGGCAAAAATGTTTGGATTGCAATTAGGGATGTTGAAACAACAGAATCAAACCCCTTTGATGCTCAAGAAGTACTTGAAAACATTGGAAACGAATACAAAGAACTTTGTGGACAAGGTCGAGTTAAAATTAGTGTCATCCCTGACATATGTTCGGTTGAGTTTGGTAGAGGAGTTGGTTATGATATTATTGAACATATACCTCCCACACCAATAGCTGAAATCTCAGCAACAAAAGTTAGAGAACAAATGCGTAAAGAAGGTAAGTTATGAAAGACAAATCACATCAATTCCAAATCCGATTCAACGTTCATAGTAAAAACGAAGACGAGCGTTGGAGATTAATTACAGATGGACATGAGTTATTAGTTTCTAATATCATCATCAATGGACATACCTATACTACAATGGATTGGATGCCGGATCTCAATGAACACAAATGGCATATTAGTTGTGAAGGGTATGTTACAGTAAAAAATAATATAGCGTATATTACAACAGTAAAAGAAGAATCTGTAGTAGCGCGACATATTTTGAAAACATTTTCATACCGTATTTTAGGTACGTTAACAACAGTTCTTGTTGCCTATTCATTAGGTGCTTCAGTTCAATTATCTTCCCTACTTGGAGTAGGTGAATTACTTATAAAACCCGTTATCTACTTTTTCCACGAACGAGTATGGTACAAATATCTTAGAATAGGAAACAAAAAATAATATGGAAGAAAAATATATAGTTTGGCACATCGAAGGAGGATTAGGTAAAAATGTTGCTGCTACCTCTTTATTAACCTCTTTACAAGAGACATACCCTGATAGAAAAACCATTGTGGTCGCTTCATACCCAGAAATATTCTTAAACCACCCAGATGCTCACCGAGTTTATAAAATGGGTTCTACACAATATTTCTATGACGATTATATCAAAGATAAAGATACATTAATCTTTAGACACGAACCGTATTTTGAGACACAACATATCTTGAAAAACAAACACTTGATTGCAAATTGGTGTAAATTGCTAGATGTTAAATATACGTTCCAAACACCATTTTTGAATTTTAACTTTGTACAACAAAGAAATTCTATAAAATGGCAACGAGAGAAACCTATTCTTTTAATGCAAACCAATGGAGGACCTTTAAATAGCAATTTAGAATATTCTTGGACACGAGATATTCCATATATGATATCCAAACAAATTGCAGACAAATATAGAGAAACTCACCATATTATTCAAATATGTAAACCATCTTCAATGAAAATAGAAGGTGCTGAAATAATTGATCAACCACTACAGGCAATGGATTTATTTGCATTATTAGCTGTAAGTGATAAACGCGTATTAATTGATTCATGTTTACAACATGCCGCAACTGCATTAAATCTCAAATCAAATGTATTTTGGATCGGAACATCAGCTAAAAACTTTGGATATTCAATGCATAAAAACATTGAAGCAAACCCACCATCAAATGCTGTTAAATTAGTAGATTCTTATTTATTTGATTATTCATTCGAAGGCATCACTCATGAATGTCCATACTTCAGTATAGAGGAAATGTTTGACGTTGCCAAAATTATTGAAGAAATTTAATAATGGAACGTATTCAATTTCAAGGCACCTGGGGTTATGAAAATTTTATAACAGATGATGAGCATTCTCAATTAATGAGTTGGATATATGAAAATGAAAAAAATTTTACATTACCTTCTGATAAAAATATTTCTAAATTATTTGCTTCTCATCGTAAACGTTATATATTTAAAACCCATAAGGAACATCCATATCCCCTTATACAAAATATTAAACAAAGAGTAATTGATGTTGAATTTATAGAAGAATGGATCCCCGAACCCTTTTGGCTTGATTATATAGGATATATTTCAGAAGGTGGATCCATCCAATTCCATAAAGATGTAAATACTCCAGGTTATACTCATGTACGATATAATGTAATATTATCTTTTCCTGAAGAAGGTGGAGACTCTGTATATGGTAATTCAGTTAATTCATTTAAAGAAAAAACAGTATGGAGATGTGAAGCTGGAAAAATACCACATGGAAGTATAACTGTAAAAGGTAAACGTCCTAGAATTACATTATCTTTAGGTTTTTTAATTAAAAATAAATAAAAAAATTAGGCCCCGTTAAGGGGCTTTTGTACATTTAGTGAAAATAAAGGTTATGTACGCATTTATCAAAGAAAGAAGTATTCGCCACAGTAGAGAAACGGTTATGGAGCATATCAAAAAACTCCAACCACTCAAATACAACAAATTCATGTGGTGGAGAACACACACAGACAAAGTTGTTCCACTAGGCAAACGTGCTTTACTCAAAGACCGTATCCTAAACGGTGATTTCAACCCATCCTCTTATTTTTGGCAAGCACAATTAGCACTTTATGTTGCTAAAGACAAACTTGACTTAACCAAACACGATACACGTTACCAACTTGATCTTGCTGGGGTTGACTTTCAACGTCACAAAAAGTTAATGGAAGACTTTGAGAAGGAAGAAAAAAATCGTATGTTCGCTTTATATGAAGCGTTTACTTCCGAGTACAATATTACCAAAGAAGAACTCGAAGAACATTTCCTCAAATGGCATGGTGATATTATGAGTTTCTATTACTATGCAGAGGAATTTTTATATAAAACACCTGCTTCCAACCGTAAAGAAGGACGTGGACGTCCCAAAAAAGTAAGAACTGAAACCGTACCTAGAGTTTTACAAGCAAAACGAGGTAGACCTAAAAAAAATAAATAATATGGAAAATAACCAATACCCACAGCCAAATGAAGTTTGGCAACACTACAAAGGAGGAAAATACCAAATTGTAGCAATGTGTAATCATACAACTACAGATGAAGTACTTGTAATTTATAAATCAATGTCATTTGGAGGTTTTCATGCTCGTCCATATAGTGAATGGCATGAACAAGTTGGAGAAACAAAATCAGCAGGATTCCCAATTTACCGTTTTGTAAAATTAACCTACTAACATGAAAAACACAGTAGAACTACTGGGCCATTATGGCGACGATTTAATCCATGCGTGTTCAGCTTGGACAAGTACTTCTCGCGAATTAACTGATGAAAAAATTGAGCGTGTACCCAAGTTATTAGCCATGTTAGCAGGTGAAGGACACCACACCCCATTTGAAAAATCTAGTTTACATTTTCTAGTTACAGTAGATCAAGCAACTCACATCCATTTACTAAAACATAGAATCGGAGTTTCTATAAATGGTGAATCAGCGCGCTATAAAGAACTAAAGGAAGATAAGTCTTACCTACCACAGGATTTTAAAGGTATACCTGTAGACAAGAAACACCATAACATGAACTACATAAGAAATCAAGTAATTGCAAATTATAGTGACTATGATTGGCTCCAGTCTCTTCATGATTTTACAATGCTTGGTAATGCTTTATATCATAAATGTCTTGAAGATCTAACACCTGTACTTGGACGAAAGAGAGCTAAAGAATCAGCTCGTTTCTTTAAAACATTCAACTCCCAAATTACTATGGACTTGATGTTCAATTGGAGAAGTTTTGCTCATTTCCAACAACTTAGAAATAGTGAACATGCTCAAGTTGAAGTAAGAGAACTAGCACAAGAGATGTTAGATTTAGTTAAAAATATTGAAGGTAATCCTTTTAAACATACAGTAAACGCTTTTGAATTATGAAAAAATTATTATTAATATTAGCAGTATTAGGATTAACAAGTTGTGTTAATCAAATGGATCGTCTAAAAGACGCTCAAAAAAAGTATCCAAAATGTATTGTACAACCAACTACTAGTTTATTAGCTAGAGATGGATATGAAATTATGGTAGAAGATACCATCACTAATCAAATTTATGTATTGAGTTATTACACATTTAGTACTACAAAAATTTCAAGTATCCGAAACATCAAGTAATGGAACAATTAAACACACACCCGATTAAAAAATCTGACCTTGGTTTCCACGGTAACCTATTCGGTGGTAAACTCCTAAGCTGGATCGATGCTTCAGCTGCAGGATATGCAATGCAACTTTGTGATACACCAAGAATGGTAACAGTAAGTATCGACCAATGTAACTTTGAACGTCCCGCTAAAGAATCTCAACTGCTAAAAATTTATGGACATCCAAAACGTGTAGGAAATAGTTCAATGACTCTTTATATGGAGGCAAGAGCACATAACGTTTATACAGGTAAACAGGACCTTGTATTGAAAACAAATATCACGTTTGTTCAAATTGATGAGGGTGGAAATTCAATCCCATTGGGTGAAAAAGCTAAAAAGAGAATTAATGGGATGCTTGGAGAAAATTTGGTTTTTGAAAAATAATTTTGTATATTCCGGTTATAAAATAAGAAGTTATGACATTTAAAAAGAAAGTAAAATCTAAATTTAAATTGTTCCTACGCAGATTAGGAATGCTTTGCAAAGGACCAACTGGATCCTCAAAACGAATTCGAATTTCTAAAACAGTTTACCCAGACGACACAATTGTTGAACATGGTTACATTACTAAAGTACCTGAAAACAAAGATTCATTTGCTTCCGAGCTACATGTTTTCAATGAGATTAAAAAATCCGTAAAGAAAAGTAAATAAATCCCCTAAAAATAAAAGTTATGAAAATCGAGAGAGAAAAAGTTATGAATTTGTTAAAGCCGGCTATGAACCTTATTATTGTAGCAGCTGTTGGAACTGTTATGTTCCGTTTAGGAATTGCTTATCAAACACATGAAAGTAAAGAAACCACTAAAGTAGATAACCCATATGCACATGCGTTTTCCCCTGAGGAAATTTCAATTGCAGTCAACGAGTCAAATGAGTTGATCATGATTGAACGTGCAACTGGAAAATACATTGTATATTCAGATCAAATTGGCCAAACTATCTTTGGAATGTATGCCAATCGTATTCACCAAGAAGTAGCAAATGCTGGTAAATAGTATTAAAATCGGTATTGTAGCGGGGGCAGTTATTGCCACCGCTCTTACTGTTACTGAACCGGAAGTGCAAACAACTCAAGACGTGCGCATTCCGGACAGTATCGATCAAGGATCACCACCATCGTTGCAAATGTATAAGTACATTAAAGCTTACGCTGATACGTTCAATATTCCAATTAACTATGCGTTTGGAATAGCACATGCAGAAACAAGATATTGTGGCCCTTTCCATTGGAAATACAACCCTTCCCAAACATCTTGTTCAGGTGCAGAAGGACCAATGCAAATTTTGCTTTCAACAGCAAGATATTTAAACAAAGACAATGTTTCGCGTGAACGTTTACGCACAGATATTGAATACAACGTAAAAACCTCTATGGGGTATTTAAGACGTTTATATAATCGCTATAAAAGCTGGCCAATTGTATTTGGATACTACAATACAGGTTATCCTCAAGTAAATGGCTATGCAAGAAAAGTTATAAATCATAAAATAGATTGGAGATGAAAGAAGTAGTTTGTATAAACGACAAAAACATGCCCGAAGGTGCTGCAGTAGTAAAGGGCAGAGAATATACTGTAATAGAGGAATTTGTAAACAACTATGACCAGCGAGTTTACATCATTGAAGGTATAGCTAATGAAGGTACCACTAAAATGGGACTACGTTGGGTTGGATACGATGCCACTCGATTTGCAGAACCTGAAACATTAATGGAAGAAAGTTACGAACACGCATACGCAGAAGCATAATGAAAAAAGTAAAAATTAGCCACGAGGTACCATTTTGCCTCTTAGAAAAAAGTAGAGAATTTAACGACTACGATTATTGTTTGCCCCATTTGATGGACGAAAATGAAGAGTATCGCAATTTCTTCTACGAATCAAAGAAAATGGGTCGATATATTGTAATGGATAACTCATTACATGAATTAGGTGAAGCCTATAATTCAGAACGTTTAATGCATTGGGTAAATGAAATTGAACCAAATGAATTTATCATACCTGATGTATGGGAAGATCATGCAGCATCAGTTCGAAATGCAAAACTTTGGTCATACCCACAACTCCCTGCAAATACAACTAAAGTAGCAGTAGTACAAGCAAAATCTATATATGAAGCGGGATTGTGTGTACAAGCATATCGTGATTTGGGATACAAGAAAATTGCATTTTCATATGGTGCTGAATATTACCACAGTGAAATGTGTCCACATCCAAACAAAGATTTAGGTAAAGCAATTGGACGTTTTATGGTTTTATCAACTTTCCAAAACAATAAAACACTTTTACCAAACGATAGAGTACATTTGCTTGGAACTGCATCTCCAATTGAATTTGGAATGTACAAAAACATGTCATTTATTGAATCAATTGATACTTCAAACCCAATTATGGCTGCAATCGGTGAAGTACCTTATACAAAAATGGGGTTGCATATGAAACCAATTGCAAACATGAACAAATACCAAGATGTAAGCATCGATTTTGTAGATGAAGGTTTAGTAGAATATAATGTTGAAATGTTTAGACAAATAAATGGACTCTAA